TGGTGCGGACGACGGGGATCGAATTCGGTACCGCACCGACGTAAAAACAATGACTTAGCGTAAAATCCGTGTTACTGTGTGGCACAATTTGTAGCACAGGATTACACGCTATGAACATTGCTGTCCGTGCCGCCACAACCACAATTCCGACGCCGGTCAACACGTACGGCTTGACGCGCGCCGACCTAATCCATCATTTCCGAGCCGCGCCCGAGACGGTTGACGGTTGGCTTGACGGGACGCGCCGCCGACCCCCTTATTTCGACATGGCGCTTAAGGCGGCGAAAGCCGGTCTGCACCCGATCGCGAAACCGCTTATGGTCCGGTACGCTGCACAGTTAGGCGTGGAGCAAGCGCAGATGAATTATTGGATGAAGACGGATCAGGTACCGGTGCCGGCGCGGCTGGCGGTTGCCTGGATTATTCACCGCAGGGTGACGGGTCGGGATTAAGCGCGACGGCGCGGCATGTGCCTGCAAACGTCTTCAAGCCAACCCTTGCGCTGCGCCATGCTGTAAGCACTCTTGGAACCTTTTGAGAATTCGTTTCGCCTCGTGTACTTAGCCGCTTCGGCTGCACAACGCTCTTTGGTCCAATAGACATCGCGGACCATGTGACCGCAAACGTCGTCAAGCCAGCCGTTCGCCCGTGTCGCTTCGTAAGCCTTTCGGGAACCGTTCGAGAAATCTATTCGCGTGGCGTACTTTGCCGCTTCTTCCGCGCAACGTTCCTTGGTCCAATGTCCGTCCGACACCCTTAGACGCGTCATGTGTGCGCAAATGTCGTCTAGCCATCCGCTGCGGCATGCCGCCATGTATGCGCTTATGTTGGTTCGTTTACAATCTCTTCGCGTCCTGTACTTGGACGCTTCCGCCGCGCAATGTTCTTTGGTCCATATCAGCGCGTCCGGTGCGCCGAGTGAGCCGGGTTTCGCTTCGTTCACAGTGCGGAAGCCGACGCACTGTAGGAAATGTATCGACCGTGCTTCGAATCGCTGCGCCGCTTTGTCCGACATCGGTTTAGTGACAGAGACCGTGTGGTTGCCTGCAAACAGGTGGGGTTTTCGGCGACGGTGGTCAGCCAAGCGACGTGCAAATATTTTCGTCAGACCGGCGTACGCTTGTCCGGTGTCGTGATTGGCGATGATGTAAACGACGCGGCTCACCCCACGCTCCGCATAGTCGGCGCAACGTACCCTTGCGCCACTTCATACGATATTGTCGTACCTGGACGGGCATACAAAGTCGGTCTCGTATTCGATTCCTGCATGATGGTCGTGGTGGCCTTCCCGACCGCCACATACCCGAGCGCTTCACAGATCGCAGCGACCTTGCGCGGGGCGCGCTTCAGCCCTTGCGACTGAAGCAACTGAGTGACCGCCCATGACGAAAGCCAGCCGCCACGGAAGCCCGGTACATCGCTTTCGATCGCGTCAATGATGTATTGTTCCGCAATGCCATAGCTGGCGTTCACGGCTTCCTCAGTGCTGGACGTTGCCGGTGCCATCATGCAGACGGTCGCCGGGTTGAATTCGTCCGCGATCCGGTAGTTAAGCAGATAGTGCCGCATGATCGCGTAGCCTTCCGCTTCGAGCCAATTCCACAAGCGCGGGAAATAGTTGTTCGTCAACATCCCGTCGCGGTGCATATCCTCGCGGGACTGTTGCGCGGTGTAGAAAATGGCAAAACGCCGGTCGTCTTTTTCTTTAATGATCGCGTCTTTGTGGTTGGTGCAGAAAAACCAGTTCGCGCAATAGTCGCGGTTCATGCCCGCGTCGATACCCTTCTTTTCAATCTCGACTTTCTTCCCGGTGATGTAGTTTTTCAGCTTTTCGAGCATTTCCATTTTCTCAAACATGTGGATTTCTTCCACGTTGATGAAAATGCGGTTGCCCAAGAACGGATTGAATTGCTTCGTGATCGATTCGGCTTCAGGCGTCCACGAGTAGCGGTCACCGATTGCGTACGACAGGACTTCACCCACGGTAGATTTGCCGTTGCCCTTCGTTCCCTGGAGCACAGGTGACCAAAGGAATTTTTTGCCCTGGTATTGGACAAGCGCCGCCATCCACGACAGCAAGATTGTCCGGTCACGTTCGTTGGGTAGCAGCCGACGCAACAGGTCCAGGAACGGCGCGGGGTCGCCTTCCACGGTGCGGATTTCCTCGGGGTGGTAAATGTTGACCGCGTCACCGATGATCACACCGGGCGGCTGCATCGGCTTGAACGTCGTCCGCTGGACCTTTGGGAACCGCACGGCTCGATTGACTGTGAACGCCTCCCACGCGGAATAGGTCGGCTTGCTGCCGTCGAATGACATAGCGAACTGATGACCGCCGTACATGACGTCAAATTGCGTGCGCTTCAGGAGTCGACCACCGGGAACCATCACCCGTTCGTCAAGCTCCACGTAAACGCAGCCTTTGAAATATTCCGGTAGTTCACCAATGCCGATGAATTCCCGACCGTCACCCGCCACAGCCACAGGGGCGGCGCCCGGTTCGCCTGGAGCGGAAAGCGGGACGGTCAATTGACGCGGCTTGGCGTAAACGTTCCGTGTGGACCGGACGGCTTTCGACACCGATTCCGATCGATAGTCGGCGCGCTTTTCCCATTTGTCGCGCATTAGACCCGAGCGACGAAACAGCCGGTCCATTCGCGCCGTGTTCTTGCCGGTGTAGAACGCAAGATGATTCAACAACGCTTGGTCGGCGCTGGAGCGGTCGAATGCGTCACCTGTGGTTGATGGGTACACACGCCCGAGAATATCCGCCCGCGCTTCCCACAGGTCCGCCACGGTCGCTGTATCGCCAAACGACGCAGCGATGCCGCCGCGCGCCGCAAGCATGATCTTGATTAGCTCGTCATCGTCTGCCGGCCCGTTCCATTCCGAGTCGGTGACGTCAACGAACGGAACGGCGTCGGCGGGGTCGCTCGATACCGGCACGAGCGCGGCAAGCGTGGACGTCCAGTCAAGGTTGATGTTGCCTTGCATCCCTTGACCGAGCGCGACGAAACGTCCGGTGTGGTACCACTCCAGCCATAATTGCCCGCGCGATTCCTTGCCGAATTTATGTTTGCGCGGGCCGAGCGCCAGCGGGTCGCACACGCCCATGATATGCAAGCCGGTGCCGTTCACTGACACTTCCATTGCCGCGCCGGGGAACATGCCGGCAATGCGGAGCGCTTCCGGGTGCCATTGCCCCGTTGCCGGGTCGCGGCAGTCGTCCAGGTCAAGCAAGAAATAAGGATCCGAGTCGGACAAGACCATGCCGACCGGCAGACCGGTTGCGCTCGCTTGTTCCCAAGTCATCCACTGTGACGGGTCGTGCGGGTCGATGAAGTTACCCGTTCGCGGGTTCGTCGGCACCTTGCGCGGCTTGGTCGCGGGCGGTATCGGCGGTTGTTCCGTCCAGTTGATGAAATTGAATGTCATTCCGGCACCCGCCGTTAGAGTGCCGAGAGGTTCAAGCGATCGTCACACAACCACACAGGTTTGCCGGTTTCGCGGGCGTACTCGATTTCCTGTTGACAGCCCTTCGATTCACGCCAGCCGTCAATGTCACACACGACTATACCCACTGCCGGGTCAATGAACGCCTTGTTGAAGGCGAGCCAAAACAAATGATCGGTCGGCAGTCTGTGCCGCAGGTTCACACGGTGCGTCGCCCATATCGGGGAATAGACGTGCACCCCGAGCGCAAGCAGCTTGCCGGAATACATGTTGACTTCGACGGCGCGTTGTTGCCGCACGCTCAAATCCGGGTGCGTATAGGGTGAAGCGAGATACCAGAAACCGGACGTCTTAAGCTGATCAGTCATTGGTGCACCTGAATTTCGCTCTTGCGACGGTCGCGCGTTGTTCGTCCGTCGCCGGCTTGAAGGTCGGCACGTAGCGGATTGCCCGCGTTCCATTCGCGAGCGTCACGGCTTCAAGCGGGGTCGTGTAAGGGACGTTCCGCGCGGGCGATTTAGCGACGGCGGCGTGCGCTTTCGGTCGCGTCGTGAATGACTTGTACGACATCGGTGTTACGGCTTTCGTAACGGTTCGTTGGAAGGTGTTACACTATCTCCCCATACGCACCACATGCAATCCATTGTGGCGTTTCCTCCCCCGGTAAAATCGACACGCCACGTTAACGGGTGTTGCGCTTTCGGCGGGTGTTTCTTCCACAGGTCGTGACGTTTCGCAGCGTTCCAATACGTCTGTTTCAGAAACATGGCGATGAAGGGGAAGCCGAGCCGGTGCGCGTGTTCAATGAAGTCGTCAGCGGCGAAAAACGGCGGGTTCATGATGAGACCCATTTTCCGCCATGCCGGGATCTCGGGCAGCGAAAGGAAGTCGATTCCGCCGAACCCGTAACCCCTGTGGAAGCGGTCGGACGACAGGACCGTGAAGCCGTGCGCCGCGATCACTCGGGACATGTGCCCCTTGCCGCAGGACAGTTCCGCGACGACGCGCGGGATCACGTCAATGTAATGTTGTAACATCGCCGTCGTCGGCTCGGGAGGCGTTCCGTAAAAGTCGTTCTCGGAACGCTTCGACTGATCGCCCCCGCCCGCGACTGCGACCCCGAGATTGTTTTTACGCGCCGCCATCAAGCACCATGTCCACGAGACCGCGCTTGTACACGGCGGCTAGAATTTCGGCGTCCAGGTCCGCACAGTTCATGTTGCGCTTGACCGCTGCCGCCTTCCGGGGAGCGAACGCGCCGCACTGCTTGCGGAGCTTTGACACGTGGGTCGGTTCGACGCCGAAGATTTGCGCGACGTACTTAGTTTTCGTGTAGGGGAAGCGCTCTAAATATCTCACGATACGTTCGTCATGGAAGGTCATTGAATGCCCCGCACCACGTTTCAGCGACAAGCAGCGGCCAAAGCGACCACATGAACCAAATCGGCATGTTTCAATCTCCTGTCGGGACGTACCCCATGCGATCGCCCGTAAACCGCTTGTCAGCCACAACCGCGTCCCAAAGCGAGGTGTAACGCGGGAAATAAGCGCGTACGGTCCGGTCGGACGTTTCCATTTCGCATTCGACGGCGACGGCGTTCCAATTCACCCGCAACAACCCGTCGCGGTTCGCACACCGAATAGCGGCGTCAAGAATCAGGGCGCGGCGGGTTGTTGCGGGTAGTTTCATGATCAGACGAGCCGGTATGCGATAACGTCGAAATCGCTTAGGGTCGGGTTGACAGACCAATCCCAACGGTGCGGATTGTCCCGAGTTTTGCCGACGCGTTCGCTGCCGTTGCGCATGCGGATCATGCATGGACGGTTGACCGGAACAGGAAGAACCGCCCCGCCGCTCCAGTCCGTCCACTCTGGTTCGATCGCCTTAACCGTGACGATCGGCGTGGGGTGCGAATTCAGCCCGTACTGTTCCGCAAGCCAAGAAATCATGTCAGCCGGCGTTGTGAACGCGGCGTTGTATTGCATGTCCGCTTCAAACGGTGTCGCAACGCCGACCGCCCCAACGACAACCAAACCGCCATTGTCGGTCGGCCTAACCTCGAATTTTTGCGATAAATTCATGGTATTGACTTTCGTGTGTGACGAACATTCCGAGTCCGCCAAGTTGACAAACGGTGACTAGAAACGCCTCTTGCGCTCTGTCGCGATCATTCTCGGGGCGCGTCCAGCCGGGGTGTTTCACTTCCACAGCCGTAAAGAGACCCACGACGCGCCCGACATGCTCGGGGCGAACCGTGATCGGCGTCACCCCGATCAAATCCGACGACTTGAACCGGTCGTTGATTTTCTTGCTGTCGTTCCCGAGACCGTAACGAAGATGACGCCCGGTTTCGTCGGTCGCAGCGCCGTTGTTGTTCCTCCACAGTGCCGCCCCTAGCTTTGGCGCTTCGACACGCAACCGTGACTGTGTGGCGGCTTCCGACGAACCGGCGACGTCGGCAGGCGGCGGAACATAGACCGCGCGCAAATCCTGGAGCGCGGCGGCTGGAATGTTCCACTTGATCGCCCATTCTTCGAAGGTCATTGCCCGACCCACATTGCAACAAGGCCAATGACGATAAAGACGACGTACAAGCACTCGTTCCGAAAGCGTTTTTCGCCGCACATCGCAATGATACCGAGAATGCATATTGTCAGACCAACGCCCCACATCAGCCGAGCACCGCCGCAGCGTCACCGATCATCTTTTTGATACGACCGAGAACGATTGACGCGGTTGCGTCCTTGTCGAGATCCGGCGAAGCGTCGATTGCAGCAGCAATGGCCGCAAATTTTTCTTCAAACGACGCTTTGACGCGTTTCATGTCGTCCACGTATTCGGTGCAAACCGCGTCTGTGCGCTTAGCCACTTCGTCCAGCGTGATCGTCACGCCCAAGTCGCTAAAGACGTTGCCAGAGCTTTCATTCACAGTGTCGGTCATCAGTACAACCCTTTCCCCGGATGCATCGCGATCACCGCGATTTTCATTTCCGCCGTCATGTCCCGACGCGCGACAGTCTTTGCCACGAACGCGATGAAGTCGTTTCGTGCCTTGATGTATTCGCGCGCCTTGGTCTTGTGATAGAGCGCGTACCCTTCCGGGGCGGCTGCGGCGGCATGTGCGAGACTGTCGAACGTCGGGATACCAAGGGTCATGCCGTCACCCGATAACGTTTGACGTTTTCCCACTTGATGCCCCCGGCATAACCGGTCCATCGACAATCATCAGATTCGCATTCGACGTGCGCTAATTGCGCGACCGGGCATATTTCCGAACCGTCGTGGCTACGCCATTCCGGTACAGGCGCCGGCACGTTCTCGATGACGCGAACGCATGAACTGCCGAACGTGATGGTGAATTCCGGTCGTCCCGCGTGTTGTTGCGCGACATCCACACGCATCACACCGGGAACGTATTGACCGTCAAAGAACAGCTTGAACCGTCCCTTTTCGTCCCGGCGCAATTCCAGTTTCGTGTTTTCGAGTGTGACCATTGCCATTATGCCGTCACCCCCGGAACCGCCGCGAATTCGGCCAGTTTGCGCTGTGCAGTTGCAAGCAACCGGACCGCTTGATTGTGGTAGCGGTCCGCGATCGTGAGGCGTTCGGGGTCGCCAATAATCTTGGCTTCCTCGACTTCCATTGCCGACAGTTCCGCGACCAATGCCCGGTCAACCGCGAGACGTTGCCAAAGCTTCAGGTTAGACATTGGCGGCAACCTTTGCGCGGCGGGTCTTTTTCACGGGTGCAGCCTTTGCCTGAACGCTGTCGATACGGAGTTGACCGGCTGCGATCTGCCGAGCGTACCGGGCGCGCTGGCGTTCCGACGAATGCGGATAGAGCTTGCCGGTCCGCCGACGTTTGGTCGCGCCACGGAAGCCGAAGTTAAAGGACGGCAACATGGTAAAGCTTGGAAGACGAATATCCGGTCCATCCATCGCTCCCAACATCGCCAACGCCATTCCTAAGCCTTTGTACATTTCATTGCCTCCGTTACATGGTGTTACATGCGTTACAGATTTGATGACACATTATGGCAAATCATGTCAACGCCGATGTAACGTTTTTTATACTGTTTCGGCTCGAATGCGTTCCGCAAGCGCGACCATTTCAGGACCGGACAGCGTTTGCGCGGTCAAAACGTCAACGCCGAACTTGTGATAGAAACGCCGGTACGCTTCGCTTTCGGCGCGCCCGTGTCCGTAAATCTGAATGCCAGCCCAATAGTTGACCGTGTTCCGCAATTCCTGGAGCGCTTCATATCGGGCGTTGTGATTGCGCATCCGCACGACGTCGGCGGCTGAATGCGCTTTTGCGTTCCATTCATGGTCCGCGCGTGCGATTTCCCCGCGCAATCTCGCGAGAAGCTCGGGCGCGAATTCCAACAGATCGCCGTCAACCATATCGGGCGACAGGCGCGCACCTGGAGCGGGAACGTCCACATGCCCGCAATACGGACAAACCTTCGTCACCGCCTCGTATGCCCGGAAGCATTTGACGCACGCACGGACCGGAATAACGTTCTCGTCTTGGTCACGCTTTCGGGATCCGCGATAATCGACGTCCAACGTCCAATTGCGCGGCGCGTCCGGCAAACCGTGCTGAATGACGTTTTCGACGTGATCGATGTAAATCCCGTGCGTCTTGCCGTCGAACAGTCGAAGCATGCGCCCGAATCGCTGTGCAAACTTCGCGAATGACTGAGTCGACGCACCGTCAATCACGACCTCGACAGCCGGGACGTCAAAGCCTTCCCCGAACAAATCGACGTTAACCAGGACGCGCGTTTCCCCGCGTGCAAACCGATCAATGGCGCGTTGCCGTATCGTGTCGTCCGTCGTGCCGCTCACGGCTTCAGCCGCGACGCCAGCGGACATAAACCGAGCGGCAGTTTCCTTTGCCGTCTCGACATCAACCACGAACACGATTGCCCGCGCACCCGGTGCGATACGCTGGTATTGCGCGACGATATCCCCGACGATCGGCGATTTATGCGAAGCCTCGCGGACCGATTCCGGCGTGAAATCCCCTGTCGACTCGCTAACCTTCAGCGCCGATCGCGCGATTGATGCAGGCGGGGCGAAGATCCGGTATTCCGACAGGAACCCCATATTGATCAGTTCGCGCATGGTCGGACCGATGACCATATGGTCAAACACCCCGCCGAACTTCCGCCCGAGCGGCTGATTATCGCAGCGCCGGGGTGTGGCTGAAGGTCCAAGCCCGATCGCACGCGGGAATAGCGCGACCGCCTTTCCCCATTTGTTTTTCGTCAGAACGTGGTGCGCTTCATCGATCGTCCACAATCGCACGCTGTTACATAATTGCTCCAGCTTCGACTGCCTGGAAATCAGCGTATCGACGCCGGCAACATGAACCGGTGCGCGTTGATGGTGATAATTCCGGCCAAATTTCGCGACGTGCTGTTGAATGCAAAATTTAATAACCGGCTCGGGCGCAACGATGTTGTGATAAATCCCCTCGCACGCCATCGCGACGGATATTTGCCCGACCAACTCTTGACGGTGTGCAATCGCAATTTCCGGCTCTGAATTATCGTGGAAAATTGAAGCCATGAGCTTCGTTTTACCGGCGCCGGTCGGCATGACCGCCATTACGTTTTTATTGCCACCCCTCCACGCATCGTAAATTTTATCTTTGACGGTCTGTTGATACGGACGTAACATAATTTATAAATTTCCCGCTTGACATGTGACGGATGATGACATTTAGTGTCACATGATGTCAACCGGCGTTACACCCAAACAAGCGGAGCGTTACACAACAATGACGACAATCACACTCACGATTACCGTGACGGAAGCCGAGCGCGAAAGCCTGATCAAGCGCTTTATCGAGACTGCGAACGCCGTGACCGGCGAAATCGATGACGAAGGCACCCCAGGCGATCCGAACGGCGACAAGCGCGACGCGACCGGCGTTGTTTGGGACGCGCGTTACCACGGCGCGAACATGTCGAAGAACCAAGACGGCACGTGGCGTCGGAAGAAGGGTCTTTCCGATCAGGAGAAGGCGGACGCCGACGCATACGAAGCCGGTTGCCGTGGCGCACCGACCGCCGTTGCGCAAGCTGCCGCAGGCGTTGCCGCTCCGGTAGCCGCCGCCCCTGTCGCACCGCAGGCCGATGTTCCGCAATTCCTCCAGACCGGCACGTTTACGCCGGCCCCGGCTGCACCCGTCGCCGCTCCGGTCATGGCAATGCCGGGAATTCCCGCCGCCCCCGTTGCACCGCCCGCGCCGCCACCGGCCCCGAGTTACGAAGAACTGATTGCAGCATTCCAGACGACCATCGGTCGCGTCGGTCAACGTGTCGTCGATGCGAACCTTGCTGCGATCTACACGAATGCCGGCGTCACCGACATGAACCAACTCGTTGAAAACCCGGAAATTCGTCGCGCCGTCAAGGCGGGTCTCGACGCCCTTCAGCCGGCTTAAGTCTCCCAAGGCGGACCGGGGCGCATTTCGTGCGCCTCGATAGGGCGGCACGTTACACGAGGGGTTCGACGTGCCGCCCCACTTCAATCACATGCCGTGAGACGCGGAACGTCTCTTTCACAGTAGCAACATAGGAGAAATATCATGCTTACGACTATCGCAATCGTTACAGCCCTTGTCGCCGGTCCGACCGTCACACGGACCGCAACGCCGCAGTGCCAATATTACCGGTACATGACGGCGGGTATATGGACCGCGCTGGACGACGCGGAACGCGCCGGGGCGTCTCGTCTGGTAACGAACAACATTGAAACGACGCTGCGTGACGCTGTGCAGCGTGAGCGCAAGGCTTGCAAGTAATGCGGCACTTTCTGAAAACTCACCCGGCAATGTTCCGCGCGGTTCGCGACGGACGCAAAAACTTTGAAGTGCGGAAGGACGACCGCGCTTTCCAGGCTGGCGATACGGTCGTGTTGAATTTCCACGACCCTGAAACATCGGTCTCCCCGTGGGCACAGCCGGCACCGCCAGCACCGTACGATAGCAAGGACGACATTCACACGCCGCTGACACGCAAAGTCACGTTCGTTCTGCGTGGCGGTCAATACGGTGTTGAACCGGGTTACGTCGTCCTTGCACTCGAAAACGTCACGGATGCCCCGAAATGAACTTCCGTCTGCCTCCGTCCAGTTCGCACCGTTGGTCAAACTGCGCATTGACCATGCAGGCGTCCCGAGCGTACCCCGAGCCGCCCGAAGGCGACGAAGCACGCGAAGGAACTTGCGCCGCGTGGGTTGCTCAAATGGTGCTGACTGGACAGGCGGCGGACTGTGCCGCGCTTGTCGGCAAGACGCATGCGAACGGTTGGCTTGTGACCGCAGACATGGCGGCGGACGTTCAAGGTTACGTCGCTATGATCCTGAAGCGAGGCGGCACGACGTCGTGCGAACACAGCGTGACGCTATCGACCGACCCGCTTATTGCCGGCACGCTCGATTTGTCGGCGACGGTCGCGAATATTCCCACTCTGTACGTTGATGACCTGAAATATGGTCGCAAGATTGTGGAAGTCCGCAAGAACACGCATCTAATCATTTACGGCTCTGCGATCTTGCGGAAATACGCCCCCGGCACGTTCAATCTCGTGCAACTCGGCATTTATCAGCCGCGTGGGTTCCACCGTGACGGCATTTACCGGAAATGGGTCGTTTCGGTTGCCGACCTTCAGCGCATGGCGGACGAAATCATTGAAGCCGGTCGGCGCGCCTATGCACCGAACCCGACCGCAACGCCCGGTGATTGGTGCGACCATTGCCCGGTAGCGACCCGCTGCGAAGCGCTGGCACACACGAATTATGCGCGGATCTCGCTTGTTCATTCACAGGCTCACCGCGACATGACGGCGACGGAGCTTAGCCGGGAACTGGATTTCCTGGAGGAAGCCGACGCGACTTTGAAAGCGCGCAAAAAAGCCGTGCAGGCGGAAGCCGAACAGCGCGCCCGACGCGAACTAATCCCCGGTTACCGACTCGAGAACGGCAAAGGCAAGCGACGGTTCAACGTGCCCGGTCCGGTTATCAAGATGATGACGGGCATTGACCCGTACACCGAACCGGACCTTTGCACCCCGGCTGAATTGATCCGGCGCGGCGCTAACAAGGACGTCGTTCAAAAGCTGTCGATCGTCCCCGACACAGGCTTGAAACTTGTCAAAACGCAAGACGGCGACATTGCCGCAGCATTTGGAGAATAGGCGATGCAAATCGGAATGATTGAAGGTCACACGCGGGTATGCGGGAAGTCGCAAGGCTTTCTCGGTCTGCCGCTGCGTGACGAACTGTTGAACGTCGAAGGTATCGGGCCGGTAAACCAGATGGTTTCCGCATGGTTGCCGACGCCACAAGAGCTTGAAGCGCTGAATGCCGGCGCGGCGGTTCACGTCAAGATTTGGGGCAACGTTCCCGCGCCGATGCTCGTGGAAGTCGGGGAGATTCCGGCATGACGGCAGGTATCGGCCACAACAGCGGCGGCAGTGACGCGCACGGCATTGCACGCGATCAATTGCGCGCCTTCATCGAACGTATCGAACGTCTCGAAGAAGAAAAGAAAACCATCCAGGAAGACATCAAGGACGTCTACGGCGAAGCGAAGTCGATGGGCTTCGACACCAAGATTTTGCGTGAAGTGGTCCGCATCCGCAGGCAGGACGCCGACGAACGGATGGAGCAACAAGCCATTCTTGAAACGTACCTTATCGCGCTCGGCATGGCGCCGGAACAAGTTCTAAACGGAGAGTAACGGACGTGACGACGCAAAGCGATGTAACGATACAGTTTCAAGGAAGCGACGGCATTCACGAAACGCTGGATGTTTCCCCCACGCTTATTGCTGAAGCTGGAATCATTGAACGTAGGTGCCGTTTTTATACTTACGGCGGGTTTCGACACGGGACGCTAATATTCAATGAAACACGTATCGTCTCGCTTGATCGTAGCGATATCTGAACTTTGAAACGGAGAATAGCCACATGGCACAATCAGCAATCATGAACACGGCAGTGGGTCGCTACATCGGCGGTTCACTAACCGAAAAGCGCACGGAAGACATGGACGGTCGTCCGATTCCGGCTGACAAGCAGCAATATGAAATCGGCATTGCGTTTCGGAAAGACGACCCGAAATTGCCGGCGTGGTTCCAAGGCGTCGCCGGTCATGCCTGGACCGAGTTTGCCCGCGATCCGGCAGCACAACAGAAGATCGGCACGGCGGCGCAATACTTCCCGACCTATGCCGACCAGTATCAAGCGCAATATCAGAAATCCGTTCTCGACGGGTTCTCGTGGAAGATCAGCGACGGCGACAAACCGAACCGTCAAGGTCAGGTCAACGAACACACGCGCGGGCATTGGGTCGTCTATTTCAAGTCGTCTTTCCCCATCCGTTGCGCCAATCAACAGAACGCCGAAATTCCCGCCGATCAAATCAAACGCGGGTACTTCGTGGACGTCGCGCACACCGTCGCCGGAAATGGTGAAGTTGGCGACCGTGCCGGCGTCTATCTCAATCCGCAGTTCGTGCGACTGATCGCGTACGGTGAAGAAATTCGGGGCGGCGTGAGCGCAAACGAAGCGTTCGCAAACGCCCCCGTGCCGTCTCAGCTTCCGCCCGGTGCGTCCGCTATGCCGATCGCCAGCAACCCCGCCGCAATTCCCCAGGCTGCACCACAGCCGCAGCAACCGGGGTTCCCCGTACCGCAGATGCCGCAGCCGGGTTTTCCCGCACCGCAGGCGCAACAGCCGGGTTTCCCTGCACCGAATGCGGGTGTCCAGGCCCCAGGGATGACGACTGCCCCATCACCGGCATACCCCGGTGCCCCGAACCCTTCTAACCCCGCGCCGGGTTTTCCTCCACAGGCTGCACCTGTCGCCCCCGGTCCCGGTGCGCCCGCTGCGTTTCCGGGTGGGAACGCGCCGTCGCCGACTGGATTCCCTGGTAACGGCGTCCCGCCGCACCCGACGTTTGCTAACGGTCCAGGTTATCCCGGTACGTAATAACATTACATCACGCATTTAACGCGGCGCGGCGGTCATGTCAGCATATTGTTTCTATTGCACAAGAACGTTGAATGACCGCCGCGTAATGCGTCGTAAGGACCGCAATCGGGGTCTCGATTTCACGATTGATCACAAGATACCCCTTTGCCGGGGCGGTCCAGACGATCGCTCAAATAAAGTCCCGTGCTGCCACAGGTGCAACAACCTGAAAGGCGACATGACGTCCGCCGAATTCTTCCGTTACGTCGCGCGGTTTGGTTTCGAGCAACAGCCGCAGTGGATCAAGGACAAGATGAAGCATGAAACCCATCACACGAGAATTCAAACGCCCCGCAACGTCTCGATTTGCGCCGACCGAGGCGGAGAAGAAAGCGGTAGCGTGTGAATGGGTCGATTGCGGCCCGGTCGCTATGTACGCCATCGAATGCGGTAGCGGTATCACCTGGAATATCTACACCGATCGTCACGGGTACCCGGCGTCATGATCTATATGCAGATTCGCCCGTTCCGCTGGCGTCTTCCTGATGGGTCGGACATTCCGCGCAAGGACTATGTATACGATATCGAGTCGTATCCGAATTGCTTCACGTGCACCATCATTCACCCGGTCACGGGTAGCGTGTGGCAGTTCGAAGTTTCGGACCGCTGCAACGACTCCGCTGCACTGATCACGTTTCTTTTCGATCTACAGCGCCATGGGTGCCGGCTCGTCGGGTTCAACAACTATTTCTATGACTATCCGGTCACGCATCACCTTGTCGCCGTGTGGAGGCAGTGCGGCTATTTCCTCGCGCCGAACGCGTACGAGAAGACGGACGAAATCATTAACCGGACGCACTTCAACGACAAGTATCGTCACGTCGTTTACGAGCGGGACACACTGGTTCCCCAGGTCGATTTGATGATGATTCACCACTTCGACAATAAAGCGAAGATGACCGGCCTTAAGGCGATCGAATTCTGCATGAGATCCGAGAACATCGGGGATTTGCCGTTCCCTGCCGGCTCTATTCTCGCTCCGCACCAAATTGACGTTCTGTTACGTTATAACATGGACGACGTGAAAGAGACCACGGGGTTTTACATTCACAGTCTGGAGGCAATCAAATTCCGCGACGGTCTAGCCGAGACGACCGGAATGGATTGCATCAACTACAATGACACGAAGATCGGCAAAGAGTTCTTCCGCCGCGAACTGGAGCGCTCGCTAGGCATTCCGATAAGCAAGGCGAACCGCACCGACCGCGCATGCATCGCACTAAACGACGTGATCTTGCCATCGGTCCAATTCATGTCGCCCGAGTTCAACAGCGCGCTCTCCTACCTGCGGAAAACGGTCATCACGAACACGAACAAGCCGCCCGAGCTTGAATCGCTGTCGGTGACCTTCGGCGGGTTTCAATTCGATTTCGGCGCGGGCGGTATCCACGGATCCGTGCACCGTCAACGGGTCGCGCCGGCAACGGGTGAAAAGCTTATCGACCTGGACGTATCGAGCTATTACCCGAACCTTGCCATTGCGAATCGCATCTATCCGCATCACCTGTCGGAAGCCTTCTGCGACATTTACAAGGCGTTGTACGATCGCCGGCAGGGAATTCCGAAGTCCGACCCGATCAACGGCATGCTGAAGCTCGCTTTGAACGGCGTCTATGGCGACAGCAACAACCAATACAGCAACGGGTTCTTCGATCCGCAGTACACGATGGCTATCACCGTTAACGGTCAACTGTTGCTGTGCATGCTTGCCGAGTGGCTGACGATGCATGCCGGGTGCCGGCTCGTGCAAATCAATACGGACGGCATGACTGTGATTGTGCCCGACACCCATCACGCGACGTTCCGCGACCTGTGCGCCCGCTGGCAAGCGATGACGCGCCTAACGCTGGAGGACGTCGAATACTCGCAAATGATCATCCGCGACGTGAACAACTACATTGCGGTTGACGCAGCCGGCAAGGTGAAGAAGCGCAAGGGCGCGTACCAGTGGAAGACGGACAAGCCGACGAACCTTAGTGAATCGCTCGTGTGGCACCAAGACTGGAGTGCTCTTATTGCGCCGATGGCCGCAGAAATGCAGATGGTGCACGGCGCGAACATTCGCGATTTCATCCACAGTCACGATGACGCGTTTGATTTCATGCTGAAGGCGAAAGCGCCCGGTCGCGGTCACCTGGAGCTAGACGACGGGCGGCGGCTGCAAAAGGTCACACGGTACCATATCGCGCGCCACGGGGCAGGAATGCGGGCGGTACACCCGCCGCTAGCGAAGAACCCCGACAAGGTGCGGAACATTTCGATACAAGCCGGTTATTCGGTGCAGATTTGCGACCACGTGCGCGACTTCGACCCGGCGAACCTGAATCATGATTGGTACATCAAAGAAGCGGAGAAGCTGGTAATATGAGCGACGCCGGGGAATTGCTGTTCCGCGCCTATCTCGGGTTACGCGTTTTGCGGGCGATGATGGAAAAAGCCGGTCTGCGTGGAGGCGATGACGTAACAGCGGAGCTTATACGCGATATCGAGCGAGAACACCCGCATTTCCCGGCAAAAGCCGCGTTGCGTTAATGACCCGTGATCACGTTCGCAATTCGCCTGATAGCTTCAGCGAACGTCACGCCCATAGCCATACCGCCGATTCCGATCACCCCGAGCGCACCAAGCCCCATGAGCTTCCATCGCTTCACGTCGTCGGTAACCGGGCGCATTTCCGATACGTCGGCGGTTACAGCGGTCACGGCACCTTCGACCTTGCCGACGCGGTCAACCAATTGGTCCATGCGTGCATGCATGGCGGCGCGGCTGGCGTCTGATTTGGCTTCCGATCGGTGAAAGGCGTCTTGCAGATTCCGCAATCCGGCTAGCACTTCGCCCATTTGTTGATGCATGCGCGGATCGAATTCGCTTGCTGACATGTAACGTCGCCCCTGCCCGAGTTACATACGTGTAACGTCAACGCAGTGCACGCGCAACGTTATCATAATTTTCTGCACAACGTATTACACGAGCGTTCGCCCGGTCCGTTGCGCCGCGTTCCCGCTTCAGCACCGACACGGGATCCGCGCCGACAACCACAGGGGCGTGCGGTTCGACTTTCCGGCAGTCGTCGGGGAGCGCCGGCAGCGTGACGCGTGCGGCGGCTGTGCCGGCTCGTGTGGCTGATTCATTCAGTGTCGAGCAAGAACTTAACGTCAGCGCCGTCAATATCACACCGACGACCCGTCGCTTTCCGTAGCGCTTCGTTCTCCGCAATTCGCCGTTCGATTTCATCCGCTCGTGCTTCCTCTTTGGCGCGGGCGTTCCGCAACTGGACCTGATAGGCGTCAATGACGATCTTCCCGGCGTTTACCTGTCGCCGCAGTTCGTCGCGCTCCGCTTCCGCCGACGTCGCCCGGTATTCCGTGACCATGCCGCGCCTAGCGTCGGCGCGCTCCAACGGTACGACAATGACGTACATCAGCACCACCGCGCTTGACGCCCCGGCAATGACCCGTAGCGCACCGGTTATCCCGCCGACCAACGTCCACATTCACAGACCCGCCAAGCAAATTTCGCGTTCACCGATACGGGTCGCGTCACCTTCTTTGCGGCGAAAATCGAGACCGCGCACCACGCGACCAGCCGCCTTGTTGAACCACGTCATTGCCTCGCACGCACCGGCCCAATTCCGAGCGCCCGCGCGCTTCGCCGCCGTGGACCGGCACACGGTCGGAACGCCGACGTTCCATGCGAGATCCAAGAAAGACGCTTTGACGCTGAAGGGCATTGCGTCGTAATTAACGAGGCATGCGCGTAGCGGCGTCTCGAAATCACCGCTCATGCGCTTGTGCAGCATGTCCATGCATTCGACGTCGGTGTATCGATCACCGCGCTTGACGCCCTTCGTTTCGCCGTAACAGACGGTCCAGACTTTCCCGAGCGCATCCCAATAAGCGACGTTGCTCTTGCCTTCCCACGGGATTGTCAATGTGGACGACGTGAACGCAACAACGCTCATACCGGACGCCAACGCAGCGGCAAGCGCCGCCTTTGCTCGCTTACTCGCCATTCGTGTCACCCGAGATTTTCGGCTGAAGGATGAAACGGCAAATCCATGCCAGGAATTGCGCACCGGACGCGCCGACAAGCAACCACAGACGATCGAACGGAAGCCGGTCGCCAAGCTCGGGTAGCACTACCGCCGCAAGCTCAAGAACTGTGATCGCAAAGCCGAGTTCAAGCATTCGCAGAGTCAGAGACCCGCGCAACACTTTTCCCTTGTTCGGTATCAGTGCAGGACGTTTCATGGTGTAACGCTTGTATCATGGCGTTACAGTCGTGACAACGTCAGCGCGGGTGACTTCCACAGTGGCGAGGCTTGCCAAGAACCAAGACTTAAGGCAGAAATCAGTCTTTCAACACCGGGGTAGAAAGATGCACGCTAGACCGAACAGGAAATTGACCGAAGAGGAAGCCAAACAGGAGCTTTTGAGGCTCGCGGATGACGCCGCGCAAGCGTCTGTGGAAGAACTTCGGGGGATCGTCGCCAGAGCATTAAAGACCCTGGCGAACAGAATTCAAACGGATTACGCGCTGTAATCCCGGTCAGACCGTAATGCCGAGGTGCGCGAGCACGTTCCGCATTTGACCACCGATCGTCGCAAGCTCCCCATCAGTGATATAACGATCGTACATCGCAACCGCCGCAATGTCGCACTCCCCGGTCCAAGCGAGACTGTAGGAACTGCCTACCCGGAAATTGCCCGCAGCGAGAACCCGTGCCTGAGAGGTATAATTGCTCGCTTGCGCGTCAGAGTTCGTGAGGTTGTCCGCCTGCGTCCTGTCTGACCTTGCGCGGGATGCGAACATGCGCCAAGTAGCGAAACCCGGATTGGTTATGTTCCGGCCGGCAGAAGTGACCACCGTGTTAGTCCCGTCAGTGTAACGGGATGCTGAACATGTCAACAGCGTCGGGTTGGCGTTGGTATACATACTAGCTCCAGACGTGCCTGATGCAACGTAACCGGATTTTGACCCCGACCCAAAGTTACTGACGAACATTGGCGAATGCTCTTGATCAGCCAAGGTGTCCGCCGTTTTCAACGCCACGATGTGCGTGAATGCTTCGGTATCCCCTATCGCTGTCTGAAAAAAACTTTGTCCGCCCTTGAAGCGCAGGAATGCACCCTGATCAGACGGCGTGCCGAAAATCTCAGCATCTACACCGCCGAGTGCAAGGTTTTTCGCGGATGCACGAACGCCTCGATTGAAGAACCACAGACCCTTTAGACCGGCATCCACAGCTGCGTTGAAACCGACCGCCGACGCGGAAAAGTCTGCATCAGGGACAAGAATATTAGTACCCATTGGTGAATTCCCTTGGAGGTTCAAAGAGTGCCTTGCGCCACGGCTGCGGCGGTTGCCGCGAGGATTTCGGCGACCGCCGACATGTTGAACGCCGAAATGTGAACCGTGTCAGATAATCCGGCAGTCTGAATGCCGAGATCCGAAGTCGTACCTGTCGCAAGCGAGAAACCGACTTCCTGCGATGTCATCGCCCACACGGGAACAATACGTATATCGACGTCAGCTTGATCGCGGACGAATTTGATCAGCCGCGACAGGACTTCGACATACTCGGTCCAAAGCGTGTCGCGATCGCTGGAGCGGGAAACGGGCGGGAACCAAACGACGATCTTCGTTCCCGGTCGCGCCGCCTGGATCTGACCGCACATGATCGTGAGACCATCTGTAATCGCCGGCCCCAGGTCGGGTGAATTAAGGTCGCGAATGTCATTGGTGCCGAGACCGATATAGACAACATCGGGGTCAACCAATGTGAAGCGGTCAAGGTAAAAATCGAAGTCGAAGACGTATCCGTTTCGAACCACTGCCGGATCGTCGCCGCCTGTCGCCGCGCGAAGAAACGGATTCTGAGTCTGCTTTGCCGTCTTGCTGTCCGCAAGATAGGTTGCCTCGCTCCCAGGCGCGATGATGGAAACACGGTCGGTCACAGCGTAGGTGAAGTCACCGAATTCCCATCCTTCACGCGCCTCCCCAAGCGGACCGGTTGCGTCACCCGCGCTTTGTCCGATTCCAGCTCCGTTCAGAGTACCGATATAGGTGAGCGTGTAGCCCTTGGCTGTCGCTACGGCATTCATGCGCGCAGCCATTTGCCGGTTGGTGATGCTGTCGCCAATCATCAACACTGTGGCTGTATTCAGCGAACCAGGCGCGACGGGCGGCGTGACAACATTCAACGTTGCTTCGTGTCGCGTGTCGGGGTTAATTTCGTCCAGTCTCGTTTGAAGATAAGCAGTCGATCCGCAACGCCCCAACTCAATCACAAGTTCGTCGTCGCCTAGTCGGCTGTAAGATGCGCGCGAACCGTCCGTGGCAGCTTCGCTGTAGAACGTCGTCCGAACTCGCGAAATGTCGCTTCGTGCGGGTAGGATATTGCGGGCGTACAGGTGAGTTTCCGCCCCGTCAAACGCGACAAGATGACCGCCGATAAGCGGCGAAGCGTCAAAGCCGTCGTTAAATGCGTCGTCTTCTGAACCTGAAACACCCGGAGCGCGCAGCGCGAATTCGGTCAACGAAAGCAACTTGAAGCCGCGTTTATCAGACACAGACAGGAATTCAGCAGCCGATTTCGTGTCGCGCAATTCATAACTGCGCTCGGGCGGGTTTTGCTCCAGAGTGCCATTGGTAGCGAGGCGCATTCCGATAAACCCTCGTTCATCGTGGAAACTCGCCGCGATCGGCGGCACCTTCGCAACCAACAAATCACCAACGCGTTGCCAACCGGCAGGCGAAACGCTCCAGGTATATTCGCCTTGATTTCCTACTGTACCGCCGACAACAGGATCGGTGTGTGTGCCGGAATCTGGGCCGGTAACACGTCCAGGTTGACCATTTCTTGTTCCCGAGATTGCGGCAAGTGCTGTCCAAGTACCTTTCTGCACGAGACCTGCAGCCGCCGCTTCAACCGACGCAGAAAGCTCGTCAACCTTCTCCTGAACGACCATTCCGGCGCGTCTTACTTCCGCTTTCGCCACTTCAGCGACGCCCGAGGAAGGGACTCCGTCCGTATTGTAATCACGAAATGCGGTACTAAAAGCATCAGAAATTTCGTTCGCCATTGCGTCCACGCTGACCGGTTCTACATGCCGCTAAACGGCGTCCCAACTTGGTATAATCTGAATTGCGTAACGCGTAAACAGTAGTGACGCTACATCAACACGAAAGCTGTTGACATTGTCGCGTCAGATGACGGTAACTGTTACAGGACCGCTTGCAGGTCCGTCAACGTTGGAACCATTGAACGGTACAGCGTAATAGTCCCATACCCCTTGAGGGGCACAGGAAGCGGTTTCAGGGTAAAGAATCGCGTTATCAACGGACCCCACGAAAGTCGAGCTTTCATTGAAGCCGGCAGCCGTATTTCCTGCCACGGACGTCATGGTACCGCGATATGTGCCGTTCGCGGTGCGTGCGACACCGTTGACAACCGTTCCGCCATTGAAGCGCGTAAAAACGCTTCCTGCCGTCAAATCGAGAACGTCGAACTGATATCGGAAAACCGTCCCGACCGGCGTCAAGGTGACGGCTTGCGTGATCGAATTCGCACTACCTGCCGCGTGCGTTGCTTTTCCGCTGGCGATGGTCCAACCCGCACCCTTCGTCCACACGGTGTCGCTGTCGAAACCCGGATTGCTGAAAAGGTTCGTCCTTGTCGCGTCCCCATCGGTGTACCCGTACGTTGATAGCGTACCTACGACAAGCGTCGCAATCGGGGTGTCATTATCCACGTCAAGAGCGACACCTGTCGCTTTGCGATAGAGTTTTACCGTCTTCAGATGGGCGTCGTTAGGCGTGACGATGCTGAACGACGCGTTTCCGAGATGCGGCGCACTACTCGTCAGTGCGAAGGACGTCAGCGCAGCCGGGGGAGTCGGATCGGCAACAGCGGTCAGCTTGATTGTCGGTGTCGTCCAGTTACTTACACGCCCTCTGAGCGACATGTGGCGGGCGCGAAATTCATACTGAGCACCGTCGTCCATCAACAGTCCGTCAATAGTGGTTTCACCCCGTGGTACGTTGACGTCAAGCCAAACAGTATCGGAAACCTTTTTGCCCTGAATTTGTACCGTCAGCGAAGCGGGCGGCGCATTAAATGTGAGAATCGCATATGCAACAGTTTGACCAGAAGAAATTTCCCTTCGACCAACTGCCGCAGCAAAACCCGTTACCATCGGAATCTCTCGGTCAACAGTGACGTCAGCCGTAACCGGAGCGGTGCCTTCTTCGGTCAGCGGATCCCACGAATACATTCCAGCATTCACCGACTGGAGCGTGAGCGTCACGCTGCGCAAAATGCCGTTATCCCCGAGGTTCCATGTGAATTCCAAGACTTCGAAAACGCCCGCAATTTGGGTGTCACCGATCGTGTAATCCACATTCACGAATTGCTCTTGAAACGCCGCCAACGCCCCGAGCCGGCAATTGACCGTCATAGTCCACCGGGGCGTAAGTCGATGATACCGGAGCTTCATCAGCCGGCGCGCTTGACCGTGTGAAGGCGTCCAAGTCCAATCGACTGCGTCAGCGATTTCCCCGCGCGCCGAAATATCTTCATCGTCAACCCACGGGTCCGCATCCACAAGTAAGTAATCATCATTCTGCGAGAGGTATTTGCTACTGATGCGGTTTGCCGTGGTCCGCACGTCAACGCCCGACGCGATACGAACAGCGGCAGTGATCAACGTTCTGTCGAGCGTCACGGTCGGCGTGGGCGCTGTGCCGATACGAATCGCCATGCCACCGTCACGGGTCAAGATCGGCTGTGCGTCGCAGTTCGCAAGCATCGCCTCCAGAACCGCGCCGGGTGTCTCGGAAAGCTTGTAAGCGCCCCATAGGCGGTAACGCGGTTCCGTACCCCCACCCTTAAGCGCGATCGCGGTAGCCGCCACATTCCAGGCTATTTCCCACGCGTCTTGTGCAAGCGGTGTAGTTAGAAGGGTCTCGGGAATACGCATGCCGTTGCGGCTGACAATGAAGTGACGAATCACGCCCGCCGCATTGTCCGACCACGCCGTTACCCCGGTGACAGGGTTCCAAATTTCGGTGAATCGACCTTCAATCCGAAAGAGCGTGTCCTTAAGCGACGGAAAAACATTCGTCACTTCGTCTGCTTCAAGCGCGTACTGTGTGGCGTAAATCGTCACGACGCCGTCACCACGATGCGCCGAATTCCATTCAGGGAACACCGACGTCAATTCCGAATAATGCGTTTCGGTTGGCAAACCGCGACGATAAAGGAACCGAGCCGCACCGTCGTACGGGGAAGACGTGACGACACCGGATCCGTTCACAGTGACGATATTGTCGTCAATCTTGAGGTTAAGAACGGTGACAAGCTTCCCCTCGCAGACCGCGAGCACCTTGTGCAAATCGCCCGACTTGCTATCCCCGAAAATCCAGTTTCCTGTTGCTTGGAATTGACCGTAAATGACCACACGATCAGCCGCAGCCACGCGGACGGACTGTTGAACATCTTCCGGTCGGGTGCTTTGCTGTCTCGGACGAAAGATCGCGCCAGCTAGCGCCGAGAGACCGAACGACAGAGCAATTTGCCCTACCGCACCAAATATGCCGCCAAGCGCACCGACGCCGACCAAGGCGTTAGAAAGCCATATCGGGCCACCCGCCTGAAAGATAGCAAGCGCGATCGCGCCCAAAGCTTGAGGCATTAGCCGACACTCCACGCAATGAAACGGTATGTATCGTCTGTTACGATAAACCCGTCTTCATCACGTGACCACCATGCATCACCGTTATACAAAGCAATACATGCGCGGTTGTCCACAATCACAATCCCGATGTCGCCAGGTTTCGGATCGCGCGTTACAGGAACGTTATTCGCAACAGCAACGGCCTTTACACCCTTGATTATCGCGCGCGGCTCGGAAAGCCACTGTTCCATGTCATCGGCGTTGTGGACCTGTCGCCCGAAATGCTCCATAGCGCTGATGCCGCGCCGCATCATGAACCACCGATCAGCCGTGTTTGCGCAATCGGTCTTGCCCGGCTCGAAAGGTTTCTTCATTTCGTCGGAAATGTATTCAGCGATGTTCATGTTAGAAATCCGGGTAATAGAAAGTCTTGAAGACGAGACCGGGCGCGAAATCGAATATCTTATCGCCGGGTGAGCGTAGTTGTTGATCGCGGTCGGTATAACGTCCACCTGGAGCGCGCGACCGGTTGAACCATATATTTTCCGCAGGGACGCTTATTGTTTGGGTCGGCGAATTTCCGTTCTGATCCTGCGTCACTTCGTCTTGTGTGACTTCCGGCGACTGCATGTATCCAAAGAAGATCGCGGGCGGCGCGGCGATCGGTTGCCAAGCGTCGTCAAACAACTGCCAATAGATCGTTACGAGCCGGTTTTGCACTTCGGCAGCGCTGGCAAGAGCAAGCCCGAGAATGTCGTTTTTGACGCCGGCAACTGTGATCGTGATGTTTTTCGATACCGTGCTATTCTGAAACGACAAACCGTCGATTTGCCCCGCGCCGAACAGCGGCAGGAATTCAGTTCCGTTGACGGTCAACTTGGTCGAGCCGTTCCACGCGCCCATTTTCTGCGACGCGAAATCCATTTCGCAGAGGAACGCGCCCCGGATCGGTTCGCCCGAGTTGAAGCGTGCAATCTCGTCAGCCGTAAAGAACGTCACGATACAAGATCCTCGACAAAGTTCACGGTCGGGAAAGAACGCTTGTTCATGTCAAGCTGAAGCTGCATTTCGCTGTCGGACGCGAGCCGCATGCGGCACACCGGACGGTCAAAATTCAATTCCGTGCCAGCTGTGACCGCTTCACGCAACGGCGGTTGCCAAGTAAGCGTTGCCGTCGTTTCACTCGTGTATGTGACGTCCAGGATTTCATACATGCGCTCGCCAAACGAGAACACGTGACCCGGTTGGATAGCGTCGGCAGCGTTCACAGTGATATTTCCGTTAACCGCCCGTACCGGCAACGACCCCACGAGAATTGCGCTGATGACACCGGACAAATAGCCGGACTCGTCACTGAAAAGTGCACCATCCGAATGCGGTATTCCGGGTTTCGTGAAAATGCGCTTGCCGTTCGCATCGAGCGGATACGGTTGATACATGCCGCAATAGGGCACGAGAATCGGGTACAGACGCCCGCGAAGCTTTGCCGATATCGCGCGCCACGTCAGCACCCGTTCTCGAGTCGTGACAACCACAGACCCGTAAGACGCGCGCCAGAAGCCCGCGTCACCGGATATGACGTCAGCCGCGCCCGACGCGGAAACCGGGCCGCTAATATTCATCGGCGCAATGTGGAACATTGGCTGTTGCGGCGGCAGGAGTTCACGGGGCCATTGTATCGTCATCAGAAATTCCGCGACTGTGTGTCGGTCATCAGACCGGCAAAGTTTGACCGAACCGTTTTGTAAGACTGATCGACGGAAATCTTGACGATCGTTCCCGACGCGGTTTGGATCCGCTGATCGGCGATATCAGCCATACGCCCCGAGTCGTCCGCCAAGCGGATATCAACGGTGTCACGGCTCGGGGCGCGCCCCATTGCCGCCGACGTCGGCGTGTTCAACTGTACGGGAACCTTGCCGCCTGCCGGCAACGGTATGACCGCCTCTTGACCGTGGACGACGCCGCGCGGCTCGCCACGCTTGCCGCCTGTATTCGACGTGCCCGAGGCGAAACCGAAAATCTTTCCGATGCCACCCAGGAGCGCGCCGAACAGCCCCGAGCCGCCCCCGCCCGACGCGCCCTTAGTCGAAAACAGCCCGTCAAGCGCCATATCGAGCAACTTATCAGCTACTTTGTTCAAGGCGTTCGACAGCGCTTCCGCGCCGGATTTCCCTTCCTTCAGGTCGGAAATGAAGCCCTTGAAAACGTCCTTTTCCAGAGACGCCCATTCTTCCGCCTGTTTCTTCACTTCGTTCTGAGATTCGGAAAGCTTTTTCGCTTCAGCGGACGCCGACGCATATTCACCCGCGAGTGTCGAAATCTGTTCGCGTAGTGCCGGCGTGATCGACAGACCCGAGCGCTGTGCATCGGCAAGCAACTTCTGTTCCGCCTTCGCCTTTTCGAGCGCGAAACCGTAATCGCTCACAAGGGGGTTGACTTGCGCCTGCGCCGCCGTCGATTCGCGGAGCGCCGCCGTCCGTTCCTTGATGCTTTCGACTTCGGACTTGTACGCGTTCGCACCGCGCCCGCCACCGCCGCCCCTGCGGCGCTTCGCACCCGCCAACGACCCGTCCGACTTGAATTGCCCCGGCAACCCCTCCAGTTCGATCAACGGACGGCTGTCGGGCGTCGGGGCGTTTCCGGTTGGCTGGAACGAACTGGTAAAGCGCGTCTTGCCGTCCTTATCCGTGAATGTGGACCCGGCGACAATGTCTTGAATGCTCGGGCCGTTAAGCGCCTTCGCGACCTGTGCGTTTACGTTCGCGACGCTTTGCGCCGCCGACGCCGCCGCGCTTGCAAGCACGCCGAACATGCTTGCAAACTCTGCAATCGCGGGAATGCCGGTGCTGTTGATCGCCGCAGCTAGTGCGTCCTGGACCGCCTTCGTTTCTTCGGTGACGTCGGCGCCTTGGCGCGCGGCTTCCGAGAACTGATTAAACGCGTCCTGCAAATTAAGGATTACGTCAGTTTCTTCTCCCGCTGCTTGAAGATTTGCAATCAAGTCTTGGAAACTAGTTTGGATTTCGTCAACACGAGCGGTTACGTTCGCGACGGTTTCCGCATTCACAATCTCGCCAGCTTGCACCAACTCGTCAGCATTCTTTGCGCGCTCCAGTTGGTCAACGTATGCCTGAAGCGCCGGAACCGCTTCGCCCCAGGTTTTCGCGACGTTCTGAATCAGTCGCGTCTGTTCTTCAATGACCTTGTTCGATTCTTCGCCGCCACTGATAAGCCCGGTAAAGTATTGCACCGCCGCTCCGCCCGCCGCGATCACAGCGAACGTGAGCAGCGAAAACGGGTTAAGAACGGACGTCACCGCGCCGGCCAGGACCGAGCCAAACGACCGGATCGAACCGCCCGTTTGCTGGAAAATCTGCGATATCTGCGTACCTTGCTGAAGCATGATCAGAAACGGCGATTGACCGCCCGCAAGTTGCACGCCGATGTCGCTTAACTGTGCACCAAGGTTCGCCGTCGCAAATGACGTGTTCTTGATCGCGCCGGCTGCTTGGTTTGCACCGCGAGCTGCGCCGTTGAACGCGCCGGCTGCACCCTTTGCGATATTGCCATTTGCCGCGTTGAACGACTTTTCCATGTCGCCGGCTGACTTGGCGGCGTCCTTTACGAGCTTCGCAAGCTCGCGTTCCATGCGCGCCTGCGTGACGCCGATCTGTACCAGGAGTCCGTTGCTATCCGTCTCAGCCACAGCCTATTCGAACCCCGCAATTCCCATTTCGCGCAACCGTTCGTCGCTTATTTCACGACCTTTCGGCTTGATGCCGTTGGCGGCTTTCCAGCCCTTCAAACAGGCGTTGAATTCCCAAACCGTCATCCGGTCCACATCGCGGGGCGTGAACCCCATGACCTGCCCAGAGGCGTAGAATTCGGAGAACTTCAAACGCCCTAAGGGGTCGGGTTCTCCGCTTTCGACTCCCCCTCATCACCCACCGGGTCATCCGGTTCGCCCATCACAGCATCACGAAGGATCTTCACCGCAAGCAGCGCGCTGCGGTAAAGAGCGGGGGTGTTCTCGGTAAAAACTCGGTTGGTAAGTTGCTTCGCTTCCGTCTCGGGCATACCGCCGCCGATCAGCCCGAGACGCACCGTGTCAATGATGTCGTCAACCATCCACTGCGAGCCGGCGATACGACCAAGCAGGAAAAGCGGGCCTACCCCGGTTGCAGCCTGGAGCGCCCGCAATTCACCGATGTTGAGCTTGAACGGGTGTTCCCCGCCTTCCCAAACGGACATCGCTTACGCCTTGTTCGTTACGGTCGGCACGCCGTCGAAGCGAAGCGAAATTTCGCGGGTGACCTTCTGGCCTTTGGTGCGGGTGTCGATCTGCGACGTCAGAAGTGCCGGGCCGCTTTCCGTTTCCGGATCACCGGAAGCGGCGGCAGTGTTGCGAACACGAATGTTCTTAGTCGCGCCAGAATAAAACCAGTCAACTAACGTCTTGTTAGACGACCGCGCCCATACGCCTGTCGCATCCACAGTGACTGTGATCGACCGCACGGCAACCTCAATCGAGACTGGCAACGATTCGTCGTCGCAATCCGGCACTTCGGTTTCGTCAACGTTCGCGGTTCGCGTAATCGTGACGTCAGTCATACCGCAGAGCGGGGTGTAAACGCCGGGTGCCCCTACCGGGTCAACCTCGACGTCAAGAATCATTTCTTCGTACTTTTCGGTGACCGCCTTAGCCATTCCGTTGCCTTCCCTGCCGCAATCGCCGCTTCGACAACGTCACGCGGCAAATTCTGTGGTTCCGGTGACGCCTGCACAACAAACGCCACAGCTTGCGCCGGTCGTCTGTCGTACTCGAAACGCTCATGAAATATCGCTTTCAATCAACGCCTCGAATTGCACAACGCCGTGGTAGTTAATACCGTCCGGCTCTTGTAACACGGTGCTGCGCACAAAGCGAATGGAATGTAACGCGTTATCCGTCAATTCCCCAGGATAGTTGTGTAACGAGCGTTTCACCGCCCCCATCATGTCCTTAAGCGCCGCCATGCCGGCTTGATTGTGATACAGGTCAATCTGAAACAGATGATTCGTGCCGGTAATACACTCGTCATCGTCTTCTTGAACGTCTTCAGGCCCCAACTCAATAAACGGCATATCCTGTTGCGGGTCGGCACGATCGAACACGGGCCATGTGATTGTCTCGTCAGCCACAAGGCGCTTGTAAATCATGTCCTGAAGGTCAAGTGACGGACTTAGCGGCATTAGACCATACCCGTTTCTTTGATCGCCTTGCGAAGCGCCCGCGTGATCTGCCCGCGCACCTTCCGCTTGTTGTTGCGCCACGTGCTGAAAAAGAACGGGTTGCCGGTCCATTTGCGCGTGCCGAATTCGACCCACCGCGCGTAAAAGGCTTCCTTGTTGCCCGCATAAATCGTCAGCTTGGTCGTGCCTTCCTTCGCCAGCCCGGTCTGCACGGATCCGAGCGCAACCGTTCCTTTCGGGGCGTCACCCCAGGTCCAGCCGATACTGTCACGCAGTGCGCCGGGACGAACCATGCTTCCATCGGAACGAATCTCGGGCGGACCGGCGTAAACCGGTGCCCGAGTCTTCATTTGTGCAACGACTTGATCAGCGGCTTTTTCGAGCGCTTCCTTAACCCGCTGTTCCACCAATGCCGGGAAAACAACGGTCAGCTTTCGTTCAAGCTCTTTGACACCCGTTACCATCGCCGTCCGTTAGGCCGACCGAGCGAGAATTGCGAGCTGGTACATGTTGGACGCGTTGGCCCCGTTCACAACCGTTAGGATGTCGGCGGTTCCAGCCGTCACAGTCTTGACGCCGGCAGCATCGCCAGCCGCGAGCAAAAGCACCGCCCCAGGTTTCAGCACGAACGGCATTGCCGACGCAAAGACGCCGTTTGCGCCGCCGCCGATCGTCAAATCAGTGGAGTTCAACGGCGTCCCTGCGCGGCGTTTGTTTATGATCATCAGCGCGACGATTTCCGCCGCCGTGATGGTCGCGCCGAACGCGTCGGTCAACACGCCCGAAAGATCGATTGAGTCGGTCGCGCCCGCTCCCACGGTGCGTTCATCCACAAACGCAAGATCGGCTTGGTTCGCGGCGACGCCGTTCGTCAGGTTAATCAGCGTTTCAAGAACCGGTGTGAAGTTCGGTCCGCCGAAATCGTTATTCCCGGCCTGATTGATCTTGAGACGTGCGAGGATTTCAGCGGTAACGGTCATCCGAGTGACACCCCTTTTTCTGCCACAATCTCGACATCGCGGCTTCGTTGGTCTGGATTTTCGAGCGAGTAAATGCGGTGCGGGACGTCGCCCCACTGCTCGTGAATGACCACGATGTCAGCCGGCGTTACGCCGCGAACAGCCGCACAGTCCTGAATGGTGATGAAAGCCACCGTGGACGCCTCAAGACGCCCCGCCTGGACGCGTTCACGCCCGCGCTGCGGCTTGTATTCGACAGGCACGCGCACGAGACCCTGAATGTCCGTCCAGTGACGCGTTTTCGAGCCGCCGACGCCGACCGCCCCGGTGTCCCGTTGGAACGTCGCGAGCTTGTTCATGCTGCCTTGCGTCGCCATCAGAACGCCCACCTGTGCGGTGCAAGCAACGCGTCAACGCTGTGCGGAATCTTCATCGGGTTGCCGCCGAACGAAACCGGCTCGCGGTTGCGGTACCAGTGCGCAATAAGGATCTTGATTGCCAGCGTGAGAGATTCCGGCACTTCGGCGTAACCGTGCGTCGTGGTGATCGAAATACGGTCGTCGCGATCGGTAGCAAGCGCCGGAAAAGCGAAATCGTCACTGAAGCGGATATAATCGGGATAGACGCGGTACGACGCCGGGTCCACTGTCTGTTCCGTGCCGCTGGCGTCGAAATATTTGACCACTGCCGCCGTAGTGTCGGTGAATACCGTCTCGATTCGCCGGCACCAATTGCAACGTGTGACCTTCCACTGTTGCGACACGATGCAGCGGTTCAAAATTCCCCGGTAACCGTCCAGGTGCGACACCGCCGCCTTGATATACGCTCCCAAAAGTTCGTCATCATCAGCATAGAACACCCGCAAGTGTTCCTTTACGTCTTCCAACGTAACCGGATCACTTGCGGGTGCTGTGACTAGCGTCGGCTTCATTTATTTGCTGTTTGCCTTCGACGGCAGACCTGGAAGGCCGATCGGTGCAGCCGGCGCGGTCGGTTCCGGGGTCGGTGCAGCCGGCGCGGTTGGCTCGGGCGCGACGGTCGGTTCCGGTTCCTTGACCGGCTCGTCTTCCTTCGCCGCAGCCTTTGCGTTCACCCGCGCCGTTACGGTCGTCTTTTCTTCCTCAACTTCCACAGCCTCGCCAGCTTCAATGAAGACTTCGGCCAATGCGTCGGAAACACGATAGACGACGCCCTTTGCGTACGGACGAACGGTCGCGCCGTCGTCTGCACCCTTGACGCCATCTTTTACGATCTTGACTTGCACCATTGTCGGTTACCTCGTTACGCCAACGTTAGTTGACGGTGCCCTGGAAACGCGGCAGACCGCGAACGACGCTAGCGCCATACACCGCACCTGTCGTAGCGCCTGCAACAGTGGTGTGAGCGCGAATGTAGCGCTTGTTGCCGATGTAACCCACCTTCTGCACAGCGTTCGCGTGACCCTCACCGGAAATCGCAGTGAACGCCCCTTGCAGGTTTTCCGCCGCGACATCGGTATAAGTTACGTTGTCGTCGCTTTCCTGAATCTTCGGCGTGTGCGTGCCATCGGTCCACGCGCCGATATCGAACAGGACGATTGCGCTAGCGTGGTCGCGAAGATCGACGCCGGTACCGTTAACCGTTGCGGTTTTCGCTCCGGGCGCAATCGACTGCACGGGCGAAAGATGATTATAAAGATCACGGGGTGCCATGTGTGGTTATCCCTTTAAACGTGGAAGAAAGAGCGGTCCGTTACGACCGCCCCGCGTCGTCCGGTGCCGGCTTAGGCGGCGAACTTCATGAACTTGACGGCGTCAAAGTCGAGTGCACCGCCGCCCATGCGCTTCGTGGTGTAGAGCTTCACGAAGCCCTTTTCGGTATAGGGGTCGCGCAGCACGCGAATTCCCATCCGATCCACGATCTGATAGGCGGACTTGAAGTCGCCAAAGCCGATCGACAGAGCGTTGGATGCAATGTCGGGCATGTCTTCAGCTTCCACGATGCCGTAACCCAGGAGCGAACCGCCCTGACGCTGCGTGAAGTCCGGTTGCCACAGATAGCTGCCTTGGCCGTCCTTCAGCGTGCGGACGTAACCGAGCGTCTTTCGGTTCATGGTCCACGAGGCGCCGGCACGGTACGCAGCCTTCAGCTTGAACACGAGATCAATCAGGAAATCCGTGTTCTGAATGGCCGACGTGCTGCCCGACGCGACGTGCTGGAACACTTCCCAAGCGCGGGTTGCGTCGTCGGTCGCTGCCGTGCTGTAAGTCAGAATACCGCGCGGCTTGTTGACACCGTCGCCCGAGAACGTCGCGGAATTTTCGGTCCGCGTGAACTTGTCGGCAACCTTGGCGGAAAGCCACGCCTCGATATTGAAGCCGGAATCGTCAAGCAGCTTCTGCGTGACCTTCGGCATGGCGTACTGTTCGTGAACGTCGATGCGCCATTTGCCGAGTTCCGGCGTCCCGGTTTCGGGGCGTGCCTGCTTTTCACCGACCCAACCCGAATCCAGGTCGTCGCGGTCAATCATGCCCTCGATTGCGTCGGTGCCGATCGACACGACGTCGAAAAGCTGACGAGCCGGCGAAGTCTCGAAAATTTTCTTGATGATGCGGCCCGACATATCCGGGGTGACGGTGTAACCGCCTGCCGGGTCGCTGCCGACTTCCATCAAGTTGCGGAATTCCGAAAAACGGCGGTTGTCCGCGCCAACGCGCATGTAGGCGTCAAGGCCGTTGGCGTATTTGCCAAGGTCTTCCGCGCTGACGTCCTGTCCGACCGTCCGCGAGAAATCGCGCGCCTGTGCCTGGATATCTGCGGTCGCGCCGGATCCGGAAAGCTCGTTTGCGGCGAACTTTTCCATGATGCGGGTGATTTCCGCGCGGACTTCGTCCAGAGAAGTGTTGATCTTGTTGACCTTCTCAGCCTGGACAGGGTCATTTACGCCCTTTTCCAGTTCCTTCAGGCGCGCATCGTTCGCAGCCTTGAATTCTTCGAACGTCCGATTGAAAGTCGCGATCATCGCGGCGGCTGCGGCGTCACCTTCGGCGCGAGCGCCGGCAGCAGTCAGACCGCGAAACGATGCACCGTGCATCAGTCGATTGTGAAACGTCATTTTATGACCTCATTGTTGCAAGCAGCTTTTCGAAAGCATCGTTCGTAACGCTGTTATGACTTGCATCACGCGGGGTCATATCAAGTTTCGCAAACGTATCAGCGCGTTCCTTTCGTGACAAGCCCGCTTTTGCCATTGACGTTTCAATACGTCGGCGTGCCATGATGGATTCGCGTTTTTCCTGTGGAATACTTGCCGCAGGATCCGTTTCATCCGTAAACTCTGCATCGGCAAATTTCATTTCAACCGCTTCACCGGCAGTCATCCACGTGCCGTCGCTGCGACGATTCGGACCGGCGAGCATCGCCATAATCTTTTCGTCACTCAAACCGGTGCGCGCCGCGTAAACCGACGCAAGCGACTTGTCGATTTGCCCGAACACGGTCACGGCTTCCGCGAAGTCGTCGGCGTTGCCGATGATGCCGCCCCAGGCTTTGTGCACCATCATCATTGAGCCGGTTGCCATGTGGATTTCATCGCCGGCCATCGCAATCACACTGGCAGCGCTGGCAGCAATGCCGCGCACTCGCACCGTGACCTTGGCCGGGTGTTCGCGGAGCTGGTCATATATCGCCAGCCCGTCAAAGACGCTGCCGCCCGGTGAATTGATGTTCACAAGGATATCTTTCGGGCCGATCTTGCGGAGAATGCCCGACATTTTCGACGCCGAGAAACCATCTCCAAACCAATCTTCGCCGATCGGCTCATAAATATTGACGGTCGTGTCGTCGCTGTCCGCAGCCGCGTAAATGCGGTCCGTCCACTCTTCAAGCGCAGCGCTCGGGGCGTCGTGCTCGTACCAAACCGGCTGGCGCGCCATGACACGACCTTTAGGAAGGTGCTTAAGCAGACTCATTGTTCGTCATCCTCTTGCGGCGGATCGTCGTTCGTGTTCGTTGCGTCGGGGTTTTGGTTCGGCGGCACGGCGTATTCGTTGCCTTCCGCGTCGGTGCGCGGGTTCATATCGAGCATGGCGCGGACGTCGTTTGCGCTGTAGATTCCCCACTGGCGACCGCGCGTGAATGCGTCCCATTGCGCCTTCGTGTCGCCCTTCAGGAGCGCTTGCGGGAAGAAACGCCAATCCAGCTTTTCCCAATCGCGCTCATTGATCGTGTCGCGCTTCAACGCCTCTTGCCACATGACAAGCCAATCATTGAGCGTGTACGTCACGAAGCCGATGTTCTGTTGCTCGATGCCGGAACCCCAGGACGTGGTTTTCTCGGTCGCACCGATCATGTGCGGCGGTACGCCAAAGAACATGGCGATGTCGTAACGTTGGAAGTCGCGGGACTCGATAAACTGAAGGTCTTTCGCGCTCATCGACACCTTGTCGAGCGATGCACCTTCTTCCAAAATCGCCGTCTTGCCGGCGTTATCGACGCCGGATTTGCGCTGTTCCCACGACTCTTTGAGCCGGTTGTAGGCTTCAGGCGACATTTTTTCGGGATGCTTGATAACGGTGTCAACAAACGATCCGTTCTTCATCAGCGTTGACGCCGCCGTCTCACCATCAAGCGCAATCGCGAGCGATTCCCGCATGTGAGAGAGTACCGACAAGCCGGAATAACCGTTGAACGACAAACCGCGCAAATGCAGCACGTCGGCGGACCGATAGACGCGTTGCGAGCCGTCAGCCGCCGTCACCGTGTATTTCATGCGCAAGTCGTTTTCTTGCTCAATCGTGACCCGGTCGGGGTGTATCGGGATAAGCCCGACCACTTCCCCGAACGCCTTGACCTTCACAGCCACAGCGTTGCCGCGCAACATCACGTGCGCTTGCATCATCTGCTTAAACTCTTTCGGCGTCTGCCAAGCGTTCGGGCGGACGGTCAACAGCCGGCGCAACGGGTGACCTACAGCCGGATTGCGCACGTTCTCGCTTTCCCGCCGTATAAGATCCATCGGAAGCCAGGAGACGACGCCAGAAATGATGTTGACGCAGCGATAAGCCGCCGCGACCTTCATTGCGTTACTTTCGGTGATGGAGCGACCGCTTATCGACATATTCGAGCCGTCGCGCAGGAATTCGCGTATTTCTTCGTCGGTCGCAGACGTGACGTTGATCGTCTGCCCGATCGCCGCGCGGAATGCCGTCGTTAGGAAATTTGCCATCAAAAGCCCGCGAACGTCCCGCCCGTGTTACATGTATCACTTCACGTGATATCAAATGCAACACGGCGTTACAACAGGCAAGCGGCGGTTTTACACCATCAATATACCGCGATCCTCATACACCGACCGTGTATCTTCCGCGTCCATCCAACGTGCCATCGCCATTATCTGCGCAACCGGTCCGTCAATCTTGTTCTCGGGACGGTCCTTGTTCGGGTACACGTTGTCTTTCTTGTCGGGCTGTGCAACGACGTTCGACAGCATCCAGGTAAACACCGGGTCGCCGTTATGCGCGATCGCTCGTGAACGTATCTGTGCCTCGATTTCCTTCATTGGCTCGGAAAAATTAAGCACGGTCGGCGCGACTTCCACGCAAGGAACGCCCTTTTCGATCAGCTCGGAAACCATCATGCGCGCCTGATGCTGGTCAAACGCGCATTCTTCAAGTTGGAATTGCTCGCGGATATCTAAAATATCGTCACGAATTTGAACGTAATCGATCATGTCACCGGGCGTTTCGGTAATCCACTGGTCAAGTACCCATCCCTGATAGTGCTCGTTTTCGCCAAGTGACACGGTCTTTTCCGGCAGGTAATAGCGACCGAAACGGGCGTATTTGTACCCCTCGTCACGCAAAATCTTCGCAATGTCGCAACTGCACTGGTCAAGACGAAATAGCAATTCAACGGCTGCAATATCGACCTTCGACGCAAGGTCCAGCCCGAGCTTCACAGGCTGATTATAGAACATATCGAGCGTGAGCGTCGGTTTCTGCGACTCTTTCCATCGCTGAATGTTGAAATACGCGTTCCGCGCCTGGACCCAAAGGTTTAGGTGCTTCGTCTTGAAGGCGCCGACCTTGCGTGACGACTGAATCGCTTCACGCTGCATCGACTTAAGGAATTCGGCGCGTACCGAGATATCATAATTCGGGTTCGCCTGGAGCAACGCGAGTTCCGACGTCCAATCAACATCGGGATCCGCCGCGTAAACGATGCCGAATAGCTCGTCATTGGGTATGACGCCTTCAAGCATCTTTTCCACGTCCTGTTGCATCGCGTAGCACGGGCCGGCGATGTTGTCGCCAGCCGTGGAAATGATCAGCAACAACGGTTGATCGCGGGCGCCCATACCGGTTTCGAACGTGGAAACCATCGCGTCCGTGGGGTGCTCGTGGTATTCGTCCACAATGGCGCATGACGGACTTGCACCGTCGCCAGGATTACCCACGACGGTCTCAAATTTCGCGCCGTCCGCGATCTTGTAAAGGTTGCTGCCGGCACCCTTCCCCGTTTCGACCCCGTAATACGCGGTCAATGCCGGCGAATTCTTCGCCATAAGCCGAGCGGGCTTGAACACTTCCCACGCCTGCTTTTCGTTCGTCGCGCCGCTATAAATTTCCGCGCCAAACTCGTTATCCGCACAGAACATGTACAAGCCGACCCCTGCCGCCCATGCGGATTTCCCGTTTTTACGGCTTTCGAGCACGAACGCCTTACGGAAACGGCGCAAACCATCAGCGACACGTTTCCAGCCGAAAATGCACATGGTTTTGAAGCACTGCCACGGCTCGAGAATGAGCTTTTGCCGCTGTGCCGCCCATTTACCTTTAGTATGCGGCAACAATTCAATGAAATTGCAGACTTTTTCCGCTGCTTTTGCGTCGAAATAGTACGGAAAAGGGTCGCTGTTCGATCGACCTTCGGCGCGCTCCAGGTCGTCAAAATGCCGCTTGCACGCCAGCTTCACCCATTTGCCAGCCGGAACCGCACCGGACAGAACGTCACGGGCGTATTGCGTGCCTTTTTCGACGTGTGTCCACGCCGGGGCGGCTTTCGGGATGACACCAGGCGGGTAACCGAGCATGTTCATGACGGACAAAACCCCGTGTCGCACCCGAGCATATTTTCATCCGGTCCCGTGTCGTCCATAGCTTCGTCTAGAAGGCGCTGGACCGGAACACGCGGAACATATTTCCCGCGTTCGCTATGCGCCCACCGGATCACCTCAGCCACACCCCGCGCGCCCATATGACGTGCAGGACGATACATGTTCTTTCCAATCTCGCGTTCCATCGCCGCGATTTCGCTGACGTCAGCAAGCGTGAACCGCTTCAGGTCTTCCCGATTGGAGTTGATGCACTTGCATTCCCGTGAACGATGCGGCAACGGCTCGATGCCAGCGCGGCGCAACAGTCCGTTGCGGTCCGCTTCCGTCCAGGTCGCAAACGGTGCGACCATCATTCGCCCGCCGTGGTTCGCGCTGTTGATCAGATATTCAGGGAAGTTCGCGCGGTCCTGACTTTCTTCCCGGCGCACGCCGACAAGGCAAATCGCGCTGCGCTCGGGGTCGTTCTCCGCAAGCCACTGTTGCCCCGGAAGGATCTTCAGGACGTACGAACACCACTGGTAACGCTGCGTCGGAAAACCCTGCTTCTGCCGAGCAAGATCCTTGAAGCCGATCGACGTACAACGGAACGTCATGAACCCGAGACGCCGGCACCAAAGTTCCATCTTCAGAACGCGTTCCGACCAACCGCTAGCCGCCCATTTCGTATCGGTGTAAACGACGGCAACGCCCTTCAAATCGTTCTCATGCGCCCACTGGATAAGCGCGCAAGAGTCGTTGCCGTAGCTGGAAAAAATCACGAACCGTATTGGGTCCGGTTCGATTACGCGGCAAAGCGCCAAGTCGTGTCGCGCCATGACCGCCCCGTCACTCGTCAAGCAGTTTGAACGGATTATCCGACTTCTCGCCTAACTGTGCACTCACCCTTGACCGAGCAGCCGGCGACAAACCGAATTCAATCAACAGCGATTGCGCGTGCCGCATCGCTTCGTTTCTCATGGCGACTTCCGGTCGTGCCTTCCACAGTCCCTTGTTCGTCAAGTAACTGTAACCTTCGGATTCGATCGTCGCGGTGTGTTCCTCGACTTCCTGGAGGCGCATAGCAGCCATTGCCAGCATCGGAACATCTTCGACGTTCAAAACCTTCATGCCGGTCGTCAAAACCGCCAACCATCGGAAGATTTCCGCCGCCCGATAATTCAGGTGCTCGGGCGGCGATGGCAGATAACGCGGGACGTTTGCAGGCGGCGCGTTATCTGCGTCCCGACAGCTTTGATGTGTTCCTTTCAGTTGCTTAAGCGCCGTAGGTAACGGCCTAGATCCGCCGCCCATCACGACACCTTTTCGCGCGCCATCCGATCCGCATAATCCGCAAGCTCGTCATGAACAGTTCCCTGCTTTAACGGCTCGTTAACGAATACGTTATATGCGGACGACGCCCCCGCATAAAAAATCATCTCTGCAAGTTTCTTCTGTTCCTCCGTCAACCCCATGTGCGCGAAATGGTTGTTCACTAACTCGTCAAAATCCGCACGCAACGGCATGTAGGATCTGAAAACCGGCATTCCATTAACTTCCTCTCGGTTCACGTTCACAACCAAAACCCACCCCAATAGAGAACGGCTACAAGTGCCACTTTGATCAAAAAATCTATCGACCATTTCCCCCAAAAATCACGCCAGGGAACAAACCCCTTCGCCCCGCTACTGATCATGAGCGATCGTAAAACCGGCGTACCGATCACAACCGCAGTCAGGTACGCGGCGACAATCCATTGCGCTGCACCCCAGGAATTCATTCCTATTTACCCCTTTTAGCCGAACGTGAACGAAACGAGAACATTAATTCGAGTTTCCCACCGTGTTTTCCATCCGCTGTTTGTGCCGGTTGTGGCATGGATGGTCGCACAGCGATTGCAGATTGTTAGGATCTCGGAACAACTCCCAATTGCCCCGGTGCGGTTTCTTGTGGTCAACCACGAGCCGAGACGTATCGTGCCCCCAATTCCGCCCGCACATTTGGCAGGCGTACCCGTCGCGAAGCATCGTTTGTGGACGAAGCTTTTTCACCCATAGCGACAGCTTGTACCAAGCGCGGTAAACGCGTTCGTCGGCAACGACGTGTCGCGTGGCACCGACCGGGCGCGTTGGCTTATGGGTTGGAGGGGAGAAGGGCATTAAGTCGTCCCGTGTCATAATCTGCCATTACGTTACATGACTGCATTTTTATGTCAACACGTAACGTTACATCAATAAAAAACGTTACGTTATAACGGATCATCGCCCCCACGATTCGCCTCTTTTGGATCGCTTCAATGACTCAGCGCAATTAGACCAAACGGTCTAGGCCGCGTAACGTTATAACGTGTGAATTTGCCCCGACGATGCATCAGCGAAAAAGTGACTGGGGGGCCGGTCCGCAGCGCAACGACCTTCAGACTTTCCGACCACCCCCCGGTCCACCATCAACCGTTCGACAGTCGCGCCTTGCCACGACGTTGCCCCAGGACGAGCGTTCGCGATCTAGGGCGGTGCACGCCCCATCCGACATGCCGCACACGCTCCAGCGACGAGCCGTGCCCGAACGTTATTAATCATACATTTGCCCTCATCATCCACAGTGCCACCGTCCTGACTGGACGACAATGATACGATAACCCGAATGGATGACCGGTTACGATCCATGATTGCGAGTGGCTGTCGCATTATCGTACCCTATAAGTTGCAATCGTTCGGTAACGTTTATGGATACATGCTTGATTTCGTTGGATTAATTTAAAAGTGTAACTAATTTGTAACAATACATAATTTAATAAGACATCATTGATTCTACTATATATTTAACTACTATGTCTTAATAGTCTTAATAGAAGAGTATCATAGATAATAGGTGCACATGATATATAATAGTAATAACATTATAATACATAGATAGTGCACATAATAGGGGGAGAAGGGCAAACGGGTGAAAACCGCATAGATTGGAAAGGTTGAAGGGATAAACGCAGTGATATCACATACATACACTGACGCACTCAGGCACTCCGATTGAGACCGCACCAAGACAGATGTAACACGTATTGACATCATCTGTAACACATCATACGTTTCGCACCAACTCACGTGTAATAAGGTGTTCGGATTATGAAACTGATTGGTGAAATCGATATTTTTGGCGCGGTGCGTTTCGCAACTGTGGGAATAAAGGACCGCAAGGGAAAGGGTGTCACGTACATTCCGGGCCTAGGGGAGAAGGGAAAATACAAAGCGTACGGTTACGCTGACGGGAAAATAAAATATTACGGTTATTACGATACGGAACGTGAGGCTGAGGAAGCCGCTTTGTTGCAGCGGAATCTGGCCCGCGAAAAGAAGTTGAACGGAAAGAAAGCGGCGAAGCCACGGAAGGACGCAGGAACGGGCGTGACGTATGTCGGCAGCGGTTGGCGCGTGCAATTGTCGATCGGCGGCGTGCGGGTGTCGCTCGGGCGGTATGGGACGTACGGGAACGCTGTCTTGGTTCGCGACGTCGTGGCGCGACGGACCGGCAGACATGTGATTGTCGAGGATTATTCCATGCCGCTTGCATTGGTAACCGACGCCGTGGCGCGCTCGTACATCACGGACCGGATCTTGCCGGCGACGCCTGACGAATTGGCAGAGTATCAGCGGCGCGTTGACGAGTTGAATAGGAGCGTAGGCGGACACACGAGCGCAACGGTCACAGTGCCACAGGTCGCGACGCTCGCAACGCTCGCAACGCTACCGCCCGAGGAATGGCGGCAAAAGCAACCGTCACGCACAGGACACGCCACACGAGCGGGTCGCAGTCCGTTTGATAGTCTGGAGGATTAAGCGATACGCACAACGGATAATGAGTACGCGCAACGGATAACATAAACGAATTTTGTCAACCTCTAATTTTATGGGAATTAACCTTTATCAACAGGCATAATTGACACGTTTTCGTGTGTGATGTAAAAAGTGTTTGTCAATTGAGAATCACTGTCCAGGGAGACACTTTTATGCAGGTTCACGAGTTGCTCGAAAATCGTAAAACAGAAATCATTTCAGAGATTCAGAAGTTACAAAACGAGCTGGCCGAGATTGAGCGTGCAATGAACGTATTGCGGACCGCGCCGCAGATGGCCGCGCCGCAGGTGCAAGCCACGGGCGGTGGAACGCATGGCGGTGTAATGACCATGCCAGCGACGAAGGATGAGGCGATAATCCAGGCGATCGGCAATGGATGCAGAACACCCGCCGCGATTTCCGATTTCATCCGTACGCGTCTCGGGATGCCTGTCAACGACGCTTCCACACGCACGCGGCTGTCGCGCATGAAAGCGTCGGATAAGATCGCACATGACGGCTCGGGCTGGAAATTAAAAGGTAACGAATAAGCAGACGCGACGAAGCGACCTGCGACTTAGGGGCGGACAAGTAGCGTTACGGCGCGAACGTCCGCCTTTTTTATTGCGCTCATGTAAAATCCGTTTGACGCGTGTAACGTTACGTGGCATAAACGTTACATAGAGATAACGGAGAAACGTCACATGACCCCCGCCGTAAAACTCGCGCTAGCTTACGCGTACATTACTGACGCTTTGCCGGCAGGCATTCACATGGCGACGTGGCGTGAAGCCAATAAGCTGATCACACACCGCACGTTTCCCAATCGTAACGAGCTGGCACCGGAAGCGCTTGAGGCGATCAAGAACCACCCGATGATTGTTGGTCACGAATGGTTGACCGCGCAAGGATTCGTCGTAGCGAATGAGACCTTGCGCCGCCGAACATCGCATTACATCAGATACGACCATGCCGACGGTCGTCAAGGAGGGGTAGGTCGTGGCGGTTCGGTGTGGATACGCAAAGCGCTTTACAACGAAGGCGGCGTTTTCCTCCGCAACAAAACCGATAGCTACAGCGTGAAGGACGGTCTGCCGACGATCGGTGACAAGCCGTGACACCGCACCGGCAAACGATCGACAACCACAACATGCGACAGGAAGGCTTTTACGTCTCGGTCGTGGACGGCAAGCGCTATGGGTTTCTACTCGGTCCGTATCCGACACATGATGAAGCGCTGGCGAATGTCGATCGTGGCAAGTCGCTGGCATTGGCGGGGAACGATGACCCGTCGAATGCTGCGTGGTGGTACGCGTACGGCACGTGCCGCCTGGAGCGCGCGACGTTACCTAGTGGAGTGTTTGGACGATGAAACCGAGCGCGCGGAAATCTTACGGGGAATTTAAGCCCGTCATCATCCACGACAGCGGCAGGACCGAGATTGTCGGACAGCGCGGACATGTGCAGCGCGTTCGTCCCGAGACGGTTTTCTATAGCGGTCCGACCGAGATTCACCATTCAGAACGCGGCGTAACGTTTACAGATCGTGGTGACGCGATCGCCTACGCGCGCCGTGTGATTGAAGACCGGAAAGCGTCGTACGCCGCTAGGGAAGCGGAGCGCGAAGCTCGCCACAAGCGATATGCGGAGCAACAGCAATGAAACCGTGGCATTATTCGAGAATTAAGATTCCTGCTCTGTATCCGTGGGAACGCGAGACGCCTTATCAAGCTCCTGCCGGCAATTGGGTGTTCTTCTGGCTTCACTATCGTCACGATGCGACCAAGACGCCGTTTCGTGAATCGTATGTTCCGCTGCACACGCTCGGCTTGGACGGTGTGGAATGACAGCCACGATATCAGCATGCGGCACGTATCGGTACCGACTCGAGCGCGTATGGGACGCAGACCGGGCGAAGGTCGCGTTTATCATGCTCAATCCGTCAACCGCCGACGCGGAGAATGACGACGCCACGATACGGCGCTGCATCGGTTTCGCGAAGTCATGGGGTTTTGGCGGCTTGATCGTCGGGAACCTGTTCGCGCTTAGGTCCAAAAATCCGAAGCGGCTATACGAGCACGCCGACCCGATCGGACCGGACAACAACGCTCACTTGTTGACCATCGCGCTGCGCTCGGAACAGATCGTTTGCGCATGGGGCGCGCACGGCAGGCACAGAGACCGTGGACGCGACGTTGTGCGGTTGTTGAAGGGGTGCAACCTGTCGGCGCTTAAGATCACGAAAGGCGGTCAGCCTGGACACCCTTTATACGTCGCTGGCGACACACAACCGAGGGAGTATCGGATATGACGACGCCGATATGGTGCGAACTGGTTTGCATTGAATGTGCTTCCACGACATCGGGGCGACACACCTACGGAGCGATACCGCGCGCGTCGATGAAGCGCGAGGCAACCAAGGACGGATGGATATTCAAACATGACGACTGCTTTTGTTCCGCTGCGTGCCTCCGTCGATACGAAGCATGCTTGGAACCCGATTAATCAGGCTTGTCGTAAAACTTCCGCCTGCCGCCGATCGGTCGTTCTTTCGGACCGGGCGTGACTTCGTCCAGGGCGTCAATGGGGAGTGTGATCGGATACGGGTAGCCGCGAATGTATATCGTGACGTCTCGGTCACCGACGCGGGTTATTTCGCCCTCCACCTTCACACGATCGCCTTTTTCCAACTTACGAGCCATGAAAGGATAATAGCATGACAAACCCACTTTTCAGCTTTTCCCAATGCGTTCGGCACGCGTTCTTTGCAGGTGCCGGTTACGGCGACCTGGAGCGTATCAGCGACGAAGATCAAGACAGATGGGTTGCATATGACCCAAGCGAACTGCCGCCGTTCAAGCGGGTACAGGAAGCGCTAGAGCGGCAGGGATGGAACACTGACATGACGTCCGCGCCCCTCGATCGTGTGATTGAAGTTGTAGGACGCTACACGGACGCTGACGCAGGATACCCTCGATATGTCGCGCATCATGACGGAAAATGGTTGGAATATAGTCGTTTCGCGCCGCAAGAAATTATCGCTTGGGCATGGCGCGAAAGAACCCCGTGGCCGTCCGAACCGATTGACACGCCGTAACGCGTAACGTACAACACTTCACACAGGCGACCCAGCCCGTACCAAGAACGCCCCGCTAGCCGACCGTGAATCGGCACCACAGCGGGGCGTTTCTTTTTGCGTAAATTCCGTTTGACACGCGTAACGTTACATGCGATGCATAGTGACACGTGATGTAACGCAACAGACGGAGATAGATATGCAGCCTGTCGCAATCACACTCCCCCAGGAACACCCGAAAAACTGGACCGCCCGCGCCGTGTGGATGACAGCGGGACTTCTCGTCGCACTCGTGCTGTGTGCTGTCCGGTTGGCGACGTACATGGAGTATCTTGAAGCGGCGGGGCGCGTATGAAAATCGTTCTTCAACTCACCCCTGAAGCCGAAGCGCGCGACATGACAATGCGGACGCTTGCGCCGGCTCGCGTTATCGAGCTTGCCCGCGAACTGCAACGCGCCGCCTTTCACGGTGAACGGACCTATGCCGACGATTTCGAGCCGGCCCCGCTCTATCTGCAACAGGCTTTCGTAATGTGGGAAAACGACGCGGTGCGCAGCGCCGTGGCGAACGCGATAGGTGCGCTATGACACACAGGCAGCGTATCCGGGTCATCGAACCCGAGACTGACGATAAGCTGTTGAACGCGCTGCGTGAAGCGTGGAACCGCACGTGTTATCTGCCGATCGAAGTCGATGACGTGTCGAAGCTCGCGACATACCTAATCGCGAAACACGATGATGTCGCGGCGTGTGCTCATCCGATCGATTACACCGGCATGGATATACCAGACTTTGAAGGTCTGGAGCGCCGGATTGTCGCGCTACTTCCACAGGTCATGCTGGACGAATGGTCGAAATGGCCCGGTGGTGCGACGGTCAAGCCACCCCGTGCACCGAGACCGCCCCGGAACTATCTCCGCATGTTCCTTACACGGATCTTCCCGCCGCTCTTTGCCGTCAATCTTTTTGTTATTTGGTATCTCGCATGACACAGGCAGCAATAGACCCGAAGAACCCGCCTGCCGTCGTTGTGTGGACGGACGGGAAAATTACGTGGACCGGGATCACCGGCTTTTTGCTCGACGCCGAACGCCGGTTTGTCAGCTCCGCAATGGACCGCCACTTGAGAATGCCAGCACGTTACGCACGTCCAATGTGTATCGTCAGACTGAAGGCCATGAAATGAAATACGACTCGCTCGCAACGAAAGCCACGGAAGCCGGTCTATCGCCCGCGACGGCGGAACAGACTGCCGCACTGTGGCGCGAACTCGGGGTGACCCGGCAAACCGCTTGGAACTGGCGCAACCCCGAGCGCGTGCCGCTGATGGCACGGTTGGCAGCGGCTTGGTTGATACATGAGGGGCGTAACGTATGAAGATCGTCGGTGTCGATAACTACGGTCGTGAGCCTGTGGCTGACGTTTTGATTTGCGAAAATTACGTCAACGATATCGTTGACGCACTTAACGCCAAGTCGGGTGAAAACGGGTCGCGATTCTACAGATCCGCGCCGGATGATTACAAGCTTTGGCGCGGTATGGAAGAACTCGTATGACCGCGACCGTTCCGCAGATCCGCAAAGCGATGGCCGATCTAGCCGGCATTATCGAGACGTCACCGAACGGCGACACCTATTGGCCGATTTTCGAACGCCTGGAGCGCGAACTAGCGTCACGGGACACACGCGCCGCCCGGTTGGCAGCGGCACGCATGGCAGTGGAGGTAAGGGTATGACAGACGATCGATTTCCGCGTGCAAAGGTACGCACAAGCGACGACGGCACCATGACGGTGCGCTTTATGCAAAACGGATGGGAACGGGTTTTCATTTTCGCCGGGAACGAAGGGCGTCTGCTGTTAAGTGCCATTGCAGATGCGTTAGCTAACCCCGGCTTCACATATGATGTTTCGTGGGATGACGAGGCACGGACATGACGCGAGTCGTACACGTTGACAGCGGCGAAACCGCTATAGCACGGAAAGCCCCGAGCGGTTGCGTTCTCGTGCAGTTCAATCGCTTCGATCATCCCCAGTCGCACGGCTGGCATTTGTACCCGCGTCACCATTTCAAGAGACGATGCGACACACACCGACGCGTGACCGTTCACACTAGACGTCCGCCGCTCGTACGACTTCCGCTAATCGTGGATGACGTCCCGAACCACGCGGCGGCGTGTGCCGTTCCTGGATGGCTGTAACGTTACGCGTAAAATCCATTTGACATCCGTAACGATGCGCGTTATAAACGTGACATCAACAACGGAGAAACGGTTATGTCAAAGGTTATTACTCGTCGCTTCGGCGCTTCCGACAAGGCTCACGACCATCTTACGCAGAATGGGTTTGCTCGCGTGGGTGACGCCAACAAATTCGAAACGGCTTATATCAAATTTGAGAAAGAGCCGAACGAACGCGGCGGTATCACGACCCGCGTTTTTACCGGCCTTGTGCGCTATTCCGCACCGGCTTATCAAGTAACAATCACTGAAGCCGCACAGTAAAGCGACGGGGGCGCGAATGCCCCTCTTTCACAGGAGCTATTCCAGTGGCAAACGAAGGTATCATGCATCTATCGACGCGGCCCGGTGGTCGTCCGTATTGCGGCAGTCGCCGCGCCCACATGAGCACGACGGAAGACAAGGCGAAGGATTGGCCGCGTATCTGCATGAAGTGCGAAATTGAATCGCTCATGTCGGACGAACAAGACTACTACGACAACATGCCCGAGTCGTTCCAGAATGGGGAAAAGGGGGAGCGGGCACAGTCCGCAATTGACGCGCTCCAGGAAGCTTACGATTCATGCGAGACGGCGTTTGACGCGCTCGGAACGGCGGTGGAGTCATGACTAGGCGTCAGTTCGCATTGCTTCGTATTGAGCGGGACTATCTGTTCAAACACAGGGTCATCGTTCTGTTGCCGGATTTCCACATCGGCAACGTCATTGAATGGCAACTCGAAACGTTGGGGCTTTAGAAGTGACCCAAGAACACACCGGCATTTGCAAAGGCGGTCCGCTGGACGGACAGACGATCACGGGCGGCGACGTCATGCACTTTGCCTTTGAGCATACGAAAGCCGTCCACCGGTACCAGTTCGACCGAGGCACGTACCGTCATCAAGGACGGCGGAACGTCGCCAAGCATGGTTTCAGCGGACCGACCGTGCGCATATGCAATGAGTGCTTTACGGTCCGCGAGGATTACATTTCAACCACATGCCCGTCGTGCGGGTCGAAGCGATACCACCGGATCTAATCCAAAACCGACGCGTCATAAGCGAGCGCAATCTTAGCCATCATATCGCGCCGCCACGCCAGCGAACCGCCGTCGCCATACTCGGGGCGGTCGATATCATGCCCGAGCAACCGCCGCCGAAACTCGTCACCGTACCCGGCTTCAAGCATCCGCTTTTCATAGCTGTGACGTATCGAGTAGATCCGGTGACGATCGGTCGGGAACAAATGGTTTTCCCTGAAATATTTCATCAGCGCGGCGGACAACGCCGCTTCCTTGTCGGCATAGCGCGGGAACCCCTTCGGCGCGAGCTTCATAGCCGCCAACGACACGCCGACAAGCGGAATGTCTCGCACGCTGTTTTCCGTCTTAAGCGCCCGGTCATCTGTGAACGTGACCGAGATGTACGGAATTTTCGCCTTCAAATGAATGTTCTCGGGCTTCAGGTTCGCAATCTCGGAAGGACGGCACCCCGTTTCGACCATCGCCAGGAAGATCAATCGCGCTTCCTTGTTCATGGTTTTGAATGGGGTTCCCTTCAGGAGTCGCTTGCGTATATGGTCCGTCTCGAATGGCGGGACGACCTTCCGTTTCCGCTTCGGATCCTTGAACGACAAACCGTCGAACGGGTTCTTAAGCTCTAGCTGAAGGTGCTTCATATACTCGCGGAACAGCTTCCGCATGTTCCCCATGTTGCGGTTTGCAGTGTTGCCGGAAATGGGTTTACCACCATCCTTTCCGGCGATTCGGTCCAGCCACCATTTTTGATACTTGGTCGCGTCGGCGCGGGTGATATCGAGCAACGGCTTATCGGAAATGACCTCGCAAAACGTATCCGCCGCGTCGTTCTTCAGTTGCTTCCATTTCTTCAATTGGCTGGCGCTTCGCCCCTGGATTTCGTCGGCGGAAAGTTCCTCGATATAGAACGTCATCGCCTTTCGGACGGTCAATTTCGGTTCGTCCAGTCCGCCAAGCGCCGCGACTTCGTCACGCGGATTCTGCACCGCCGCCGTGATGCGGCGAATGATTTCTTCCACGCTGGCATGCTCTGCGATTTCAGCCGCCGCCTTGTATTCGAAGCCGAGCGCGATCGCCCGTGCCTTTGCCGCCGTATATTGCCCGTGCGCGGCTCGTGCCGGGTCGTCCAGGGCAAGCCCCTGCCAATACATATCGTCGGCACGCTCCAGTGCATCGCGGCGGATTTGCGCGACGTCCAGCGACGACGTCTTGAGCGAAATTCGGATTGTTCCCCGGTCGTCAATATGGGAGAAATGACCGGGCACACGGCGGACATAATGCCATTTCGAGCCGCGCGCCTTCAGGTATCGCAGCGGATCGCGATTCGCGAATTTCTTGTTCAAACGGTGCCCCTGTGGTTGTCTGTGTAGCACAATCCGTAGCACAAAAGCTCGAAAAACGTCAATTAGGCAACCACTAATATTCAAAATTCCCTAGCAAAATCAATGCACTAATGGGAATTTTGCTGGTGCGGACGACGGGGATCGAA